AACGTGCACTCACCTGGTTCTGGCACAGTATCGTTGGGTGCTACCGCTTCGAGCCTATCTTCGTGCAGCACCGTATCCTGTGGAAGTGCACACACGTCGATTGCCAGCTCGTTCACGTGAGGGATCAGCGAGGAACGCATGCCCGGTCCTAAGCAGTTGCTCACGCCCGAGCAGTACAAGCGGTGGCTGGATCGCCACCGTATAGTAGAAAGGGCTAGGGTGGATAGGATTAAGTTGGAAGAGAATCCTATCAAGGCGCTCCCTGAAGAGGAGCGCGGCGAGCTGCCACAGACCTGGTCCGTTGCAGAGGCGTTTTGGCACAGGCCTGAATGCAAGTGTGGATCGTGTGACAGTGAGCTGAGCAGGGAGATCAAGAAGATCCGGACCTCCCTGCGCCCGATTCCACCGGCTAGATCGGTAGGGAGTCACCTTCCAGAACTACCTGATCAGGCACTGCCCCTCCTTCAAGACGCCGTAGCAGCATTTCTATCGATCCAAGATGCGCGCTCCACGCTGCATTCAGAACGAGACTAGCCGCCATACGGTCTCGGTTGTTGTTCGTCCGCATGTAGATGTTCTGGACGACGGCGATCCGCTGCATCCACAGCCACTCCAGGCGTGTGTCGTCGGTCGTGCGGTGCTCCTCGGGAATGTTCGTGAGCATTGCACGACGGTTGGGAACATGGACGACGTCACTCATCGTCGCCTCCAACCTGAGTCATGTCAAGGATCCTGACCCTCTTCTGGTTACGCACAGCAGGGTGAGTACCCATGCGACGCGTACCAGTGAGGCGATCCAGGATAATTTTTTGGGCGCGCAAAGATCTGTTGACCGAAGCCTGATTCTTTGGATCAGGGTGGTTCGCGATATCGAAGAGATTGCGCGCGACCATCTCGTGCACCGGCATCTCGATCCGGGCCTCGAACGAGTCGTTCGGCCAATCGGGGCTGTCTTCCACAGCCTGCAGCGCCTGGCGCACCGTCTTGTGTCGTGACAGAGCCATTAGAAACCCAGCGCCTTCTTACGACGCGCGAGCAGGAGGTTGGTCGTTCTCACTGCCTGGCGGTACTTGTGAGGTCCGCAGAACCCTGCGCACCATCCACGATAGAAGTACAGCTCCAGGTCGAAAGCTCGACGCACTGCTGCCTTGTATGTACGACGTGTGAACCTCATGCCCACACTCCCTTCCAGTCGTCCACATAGGAATCCGAAGCCTGAGGCGCACTCGGATCGTAAAGCTGGCCACCGAAGAAGTTCAACTCCTTGATAGCCTGAACCACGTAACGGAGCGCATCCATCATGTGGGAGTACTGGTCGTGCACCGGGAACGGAGACCATTCACCGAGCTTGGTGTTGTAGGCGTACTTGTAGTTCTCGAAGCAGTCGAGGACGCGGTCGCAGTTCGGACGCTGAGTGTTGCCCTTGGCTTTCTCTTCGTCCGTGAGACCGTTGATGTACGTGTTGTACAGCATGAGGCGGACCTGCTGAACCATCGTGATGAGGTCAGCAGAGCCTGTGGAGGGCAGACCCTTCACAGTCCAGATGTTCGTGCCCTTACCGAGCACTGCCACGGACGGGAACCGCTTGCGCATCATGTCAGCGGGCGTCTCGCGGATACCGACCTCGTGGTGGTCACCGTCCCAGGGCAGAACGATCTGAGCGAGCTGGTTGTACCAGGGCTTCTGCTGGAGGATGTCCACGTACTCGGGCAGGGCACGACCATGCCCCTCACCGCAGTCGATCAGAAAGAGCTTGTTGTTGAAGTACTGGAACGCAATCCAACACGTAGCGTCTGAGTGAGTACCGGCAGAGCCGATGTCAAACGCCACGTAGATCGGGTGAGCACGATCCCAGTTGAAAGCAGTGGCGCGCTTGTCCTTGATGATCTGGGCGTATGCCTCACCATAGACAGCAGCGGAGTCCATCTCCTCGAACGAGCAGTAGTACTCCTGCTCGAACATACGGGTATTGCCGAAGAGCTTGAGGTAGTTCTCAGCGATCTGCTCCAGCTGAGCTTGAGTCAGAATGGGGGCGAGACCGTTGCGCGTCATGATCTCGTTCAGATCATCGATTGTGCGGACCAGCACCTGAGCGTCAGGGCGATCCTTAGCCAACTCCATGAGAGTCCACAGCGGATTGTTACGTTTGCCACGAGGAGTGGCAACGACCATCAGGCGCTTGTGACCGTTCTCCGAGTCGATAATCGGCATCAGACGCGGGATCGGATTCTCTCGAACGAAGAGGGAGAGCTCGGTGAACGAGTAGTCGTCGAACGACGTACCGACACCGTTCTGGTCTTTGCCGCTCTGGAAGTAACCCTCCAGCTTAAGCACAGACTTGTTGCTGAATCTCCCCTCCATCCGCGTATCCTTCCAGTCGACCAGATCGGAAGGGACGTTGTCCTGCAGCATACGCACCTGCAGTCCGGCTTTGTCGTCCCAGTAGGTCTTGTCGTAGAGGATATTGCGGATGGAGGGGATATCAGTACCCACGTACACACCCGTCGTCTTCGGGTACTTGAGGCGCGCGTCGACATTCTCCATCGACATTGCTGTGTCCTTCCCGCTCTGACGCGAGAAGACTCCGATGCCGATACGGTTATTCCGGAAGCAGGAGTGAAGCTCAGCCTGATACGGTCGCGGCCTGTAGTACTTAGGGAAGACGAGGTCGGGCATGTCAGCCGCCGTGGATGGTGCGGGTCTCGGCCTGGAGACCGGCGATCGAACGCAGGGTCAGGTCCTTGTCGACGCTGTCCGGGAGCTGACGGCTGACGGCGGCGTAGAGGTCGTTGAAGCGGTCGTTGTACGACCGGTCCTCTCCGTCCTCCTTCTCGCCGTCCTCAGCGTCGGCCTTGACCTTGTCGGCCTCTTCGTTGGCGTCGTCGATGATCGACTCAGCTTCCTTCTTGGCCTCGTCCACGAGCTTCTTGGCCTCAGCCTTGGCGTCGTCGACGATCTTCTTCGCCTCAGCCTCGGCCTTCTTCTTGGCATCTTCTGCTGCAGTCATGATTTCCTTATCTCTTCCTGACGCGTTCAGGAAGCCGGTGGGACGTACTCGACCACGACATTGCGGGCCTTGTGGTACTCGTCCACGTACGTCTCGTTCTTGTCACCGTTGTGGGTGAGCTCGTAGTAGACACCGTCCGTGATGTCGGTGCTGACGAGGCACTTCCAGTTCTGGAGGGTCTTGCTGAACCAGACGACGTAGAAGTCGTCGGCGGTCGTCATCTTGTCCTCGGGTTCGAGGTAAGCGACGTTGAAGAGCTCGGAGACCTTCTCACGAGCGTAGAGCTGGTAGTCCATTCTTTCTCCTAGAGATAGGGGACGGGCCACGGAGCGCTGGGGACGCTGGGGAGTCCGTGGCCCGTCCGGTCTTAGATGCTCAGGTTCGAGCCGCCTGGGTGCATCTTCAATGCACTCCAGAAGTGGTCGTACCCTTCCTCGACCTTGCCGGACTGGCCCGACTTGGACTGGATCCCCGCCTGAGGCTGGTCGAACTTACCCTCCTCGGTTCGGGGCTGGGCAGCGGCCTTGGCTCGCTGCTGAGCAGCACGCTCTTCGTTCTGCTTGTTGGCAGAAGTCGCCCCTCGCTCTGCAGCGAGGCTGGACCGAAGCTCATTGATCAGCGGCTGGACGTTCACGGCGTAGCCGATGACGCCCTTCTGCGTCTTGACCTCGTAGGCCTTGGCGATCTTGGTGAATCGCTCAGCCAGCTCCTTGTCGAAGCCGACCGTGCCAGGGATGAGGTCAGGGTTGTTCTGACCGAGCAGGATCGACTCCTGAATCACGGACGTCATGCTTCGGACCTCTTCGGTCTTCTGCTGAACCTTGTCCGCGATCTCGTCTTCGAGCAGACCGGTCACGGTCTCCTGCCAGTCGCGAGCCATCTGCGAGTCGAGGATCTTGACCTTCTCGTCCTTACCCGCACCCTGACGGAGCGAGGGGAGTTCGAGGCCGACCATCTGCATGGGCCGAAGCTTGAGACCGTTGATGAAGACCTCGTCGATCTCCGTCTGGAGCTCCTGCATGGCCTGAGCCTTGAAGGTGTTCTCCATCCGCTCGGTGATCTTGGCACCAGCTGCTGCGAATGCCGGAATCACTGTGGCGGGGTCGACTCCTTCGGCGGCAGGTCCAGCAGCTCCTGCAGCATCGGACTTATCTTCAGAGGCGGCAGCACCGTCGGCTCCAGCTTCGGACTGCTCTCCGAGGGTTCGCTGGATGAGATCTGCAGCACTGGGGATAGACTTGGCGTCAGTTCCTCCAGCCGGTGCAGCATCATCTGCTGCTCCTGCTGCAGCTCCTTCAGCCGGAGCAGCCGGTGTCTCTGCTCCATCTCCAGCAGGTTCAGCAGCTTCTGCTCCCTCAACAGTTTCTTCTTCGTCCTCCTGAGAGTGAACGAAGTTGAAAGCCTGCGAAAACGCTGGGTCAATGCCAGAAACCCAAGGCTCCTGGTCCGAGGCCGGGACGTTGGTGGCATCACTCATCTTCCACTCCGTTGATCCGGTTCTGGAGCTTGGTGGTCTCCTCCGGCGTCAGGTGGAAGTCAGCGAGGTTGCGCATCTGCTCGACCAGGCCCGACGACGGGTTGATGAGCAGGGCGACCGTGTCCGCGATCGAGGCGTGCAGGATGCCCTTGTCACCACGGTGCAGAGGAATCTGCTCCCAGCGGTCGGTCCAGTGGTTCGCGAGCTGCGTCCACGCGACGGTGACGTCGATGTAGACCTGCTTGTGGAGAAGCCAGTCGCCCTCGTTCTCGGCGTAGAACTCCTCCTTGGTCTTGTCCTTCGGGAACTGCAGCCGAAGAATCTCGAGAGCTTCCTCTAGCATGTCGTGCCGGGTCTGGAAATACTGGGGCAGGTCCTTGTAGCGGAGCCAGGGCCACTGCCGAAGGAGGCCGTCGGCGAGCGGGATCGAGACCGTTCCGGAAACCTGGAGGCGAGCTTCCTCGATGATCTCTTCCCACATCTGGGCGAGCGTGTGCTCGTACTGACCGAGCTGCGCGTTGCGGATCGCCTCCTGGTATTCGGGAGTCGACTGCAGGTTGTCGTCTGCCTCGATGTCTTCGGGAAGATCCTCGATGACGGGCAGGTCGATGGGGTTTTCGGTGGACATGCTTAGTTCCTTCCAAGCCGGGTTTCGCGGAGCTCCCGCTCCATGATGGTGCGGGTCTTGATGATGTCGAAGCAGAGGTCTCCGTCGACATACAGGGTGGCCTTCTTGATGTCCTCCGGCACGAGGAGATCGCCGCCGTAGAAGCGGATGATGTCCATGTAGTCGAAGCCGCGACGCCCGTTGTAGACGTGAACGCGGAACGGAAGACGCGGGTCGTAGTAGATGCCGACCTGCGACGAAGGCAGAGTGATCTTGATCTCTGCTTCTTCGTGGCCGTCACCGGCGACCTCGAACGACTCGTCCAGGTGACCATCGGGAAGGCGACGCTCGATGGTCTTCGTGCCGGGGTTGATGTACTTGACCTTCCGGCGCATGCGAGGAAGCGGGATCGCGGGCTTGGGAACCTCGTCCCGGTACCAGACCTTGCCGGTCGAGTCGACGCGGAGCGGGTCGTCCTCGCCGTGAGTGTTGAAGGTCAGACCTGCGCGACGGCTGGGGAGGTCACTGAACGGAACACCGAGGAGTCGTGCCAGGGTCTCGGGCGCATAGTTGCCCCACTCCCTCACCGGGGGACGGAGGTCCGGAGTGGCCGCCTGTGCCCCGCTCCCGCGCGCACCCCCCGCCCCAATGGGGGAGGATGCCCCGGTCCCCGACTGTGCGAGAGACTGCGACAGGGCGTCAGGCGTGGGGGACGGGGAACCGAACGACGCCGCGACCAGCGACTCAGCGGCGGCGCGGCTGGCGTCGAAGGACTCGGACACGTCATCGGCTTCGGCTTGCGAGTCGCCGAGGTATTCGTCGACGAGAGCCTTGAGCTCAGCTTCCTTGTACGAGACGTAGGCCTTGGTCAGAGGAACGGGGACCCCGAGGGCGACAGCGTTCTTCAACTCCTGCCAGTACTGAGCTTTGAGAGGCGGATTGGACACGATCTTCTCCTGAGTTAAAGGGCGAGTGGGGGGCCATTCGCGGCCACTCACGCCATTTTACCCCGGAAACCGCCCGCGCGGGGCTACGCGAGAGCAGCGATCTGACGCGCGATCTCGTCGTGTAACACCTTGGGAGAGACGGTTCGAACCTCTGTCACGGTACCAGCAGCCGCTTCTGCTGCCGTCATCTCCTGAGTACGTCCGAAAACGTTGTTCAGGTCTGCTGCGCTTGCTGCACCGATGCTCAGAGGAGTGATGATCGAGCCGATGAAGGTGACCGCACCCTCGGAGATCGAAATGATGTGGACGTGCTGCACGCCCTGCGTCTTGTCGGTGATTGCGACTTCCTGAGCGGCCATGATACTCCTTAAGGACGAGATGTGTTCATCGGCATGGGAACGCCGTTGCGGGTGACGTTGTTGTTACCGTTCCGAGCATTCCGCTGATACTGGAAGGTCTCGATGGAGCCGAGCTCGGTGTTGACGTTGGTGCTCTGCTGCATGAGCATGAACTGGACGAAGTCGATCTGACCGTAGAACATCACGGTCTCGCCGTCCTTCTCGATAGAGCGGACGAAGAGAGTCCATTCCATCAGATCCTTCTTGATCTGAAGCCAGTCGGTAGCGTCGCCGAGGTCGACACCGCCGCCGACGATACCGTTGATCAGCGTCACACCTGTGTTCTCCTGCGGGGTGTGGCTGATCTTCTTGACTTCGACCGGGTTGCCGCGCACGTCCGTGCCACGAATACCCCACTCGAAGGAGCCGATCCAGTCACCTGCATGGATCATTGCCTGATACAGTTGTGCCCACGCGTCGTGGGCACGGTTGGCACCGAGAGTGTTGGTCTCCAGCTTCCACGGAATGTTGCGGAGCAGGGTGTCCGCGCCCTGCGCGTACTCGTCGGCGAACGACAGCTCATCGAAGATGAAGATCGCGTCAGGCTTCACGATAGCCATGTAGAGCTTGTCGCCGATCTGAAGCTTCCGGAGAGCGATACCCTGCACGAGCCACCGGCTCCAGGTCGGAGTCTCGGTGCCGACGTCCAGCACCCAGACCTCGTTGCCCATACAGTCCTCTTCGAGAGCCTCCCCCTCGGGGTTGTTCACGATGTAGTAGAGGCGACCGTCGTGCTGAGCCGAGATGATGTTCTGCTTGTTGGCGAGACGCTGCCACTTGTTGGCAATGTCCGTCGTCATCGTCTTGTGGCTGATGGAGTAGTTCGCTGCTGTACTCGCCATGAGTTCGGCTTCGAGCGGGTGGTAGAGCTTGTTGTTGAGGACTTCAACACCATACGGGGAGACGGTGCCAGGAGTTGCCGTCGTCTCCTCGAACCCCATGATGAGGGTGGAGTCAGACTGACCGCTGACCGAAGCCGGAGCCATGTAGTAAGCCGCATGATAGCCGTTCAACCCCTTGCACGTGATGGTGAGCGTGTCAGTAGCCTGCGGGTTCTGCCACAGCTGCACGTTCAGAGGAACGAGCAGGTTACCGCTCGACAGAACCTTGGTACCACCGCCCTTGCTGGGCGAGAAGTTCGTGTACTCGTCAGGAACGTTGGCCGACCAGCGGATCAGAGCCTGGTTGTCCCCGTCGTTAACAAGGATCAGCCGATCGCCAGCTGCGATACCTTGTCGTGCTGTAGGTCCCCCAGAATAGTTCACGCGGTTTTCGTCGTTGGGCACCGGCACGACGTAGCTCTCTGCGAGAGCGGCAGCTGTATTGATGATCCACGATTCGGTAGCCTCCGTACCAGCTTGAGTGATTTCCTTCGTGCCGACCAGCACAGCAACAGACGGCACGGGGCTGGTCGAGTTCCAGGTGAACTGATACACGTTCCAGCGGATTGCTCCGAGCGCCTTCATCGAGGCGTACTGACCCAACGGGATCATGATGACCAGCTGGTCCATAGCCAGCTCGGGATCTACGACGAGCGTGTCTTCGGGGTTACCGTTGGCATCCGGAGAGTTGAACTTCCACTGGCTCCAGCCGCGCTGGGTCTTGATCGTGCGAATCTCGCTCGCCACACTCTCACCGAACTCGGTCTCGAACGTGATGAAGTAGCCGAACGAGTACTCGTTCGGATCGTCCCACGCGGAGCCGTCTGCCTTGGGTCCATACTCGAAGTACAGTCCAGCACCAGCAGAAGAGGGATTGATGATTGCCCCGCCGGGTGTGGCGGACACGACAAACGTATCCTTGGTCCGAACTTCCTTCACGTAGTACGTGTTGTTCAGAGTGAAGCCTCCGGGAGCCGTCGTGCCCTTGAGGATGACGGCCTGGTTCAGAGTCAGTCCATGCCCTGCCAGCGTGAACGGCTGTCCGCTAGCAGTGGTTGCCGTACCGAGAGACGGGAACGCGCCGATGAGCGTCTGGGGCGTGGGCGTCTCTGCTCCGGTCGGTCGAGTCACCTTGTTCGCGGTGTCGATCCACGCGGCTTCGGGATGCAGCACGGTCGGAGTCCAGAGCGAAGGGGTGATCTCGATCCCAGCGGCGGGAACCTTCTTGGCGCTCTTGACAGCACCGACCTGGAACAGGATAGCAGGCTCGTCAGGGTCGTCCGACAGCGCGAGGATCTTGTTGTCGATCTGGAGGTACTTGACGTACTTTGTCGTTGCGCTGAACTCGACAGACGGGAAGACACCGGGCTGGTCGTCGTAACGATTCGTCGTCTCGTTGTATACGACGACGCGGAACCCGACGTTACCCCCGGTGCGACGCACGGCGAACAGCAGAGCCACACGACCCGTAGCGTCGTAGACGAAGTGCTCGAAGCTGCCGATGATCGTCTCACCGGCGTTGCCGAGCCACCAGTCTTCAGTGAAGATCGAGTGGATGCCCGGTCGAACGCGGGCCGCACCCTCCCGTGTCACGTAGATGTTCTCCATGACCCGCAGGGAAGTCGGGTCAGAGAGACCGGGAGGGTACGCCGTCGACCATCCGCTGAACTCACGCAGGTAAGAGCGTGCCAGCGGACGGTCGATGGGTGCCGCGATCTTCTTTTCAGCCACGTTAGATCACATTCCACGCGTCGGACGAGGGGCGGTGAGCGCGACCCATGCTGCCGGTCGCCATACCCTCGATGCCCATCGACCACTCGTTCTGGTAGGGGGTGTCAGTGTTGCGCTCGTCGCGCTCGACCAGAGCGTACTTGATCTCGTCGTAGTTCGCTTCCAGCGTCTGCACACGAGGCTGCCAGAGCGGGTTGGTTTGGGCGACGAAGTATGCGGCCTTGGCGATGACGAGATCGGGGTTGTCGAAGTCGAGCTCCTGCTGACGCACGTCTTCGGGAACGGTCACGAGCGGGTCGTCAGGGTCTTCGGGCTGCTGAGGCAGACGGAAGAGACGAGGCTCGCGCATGACGGGAACGTGGATCTCGAGACCGTCCTCAGCCATGAGGAACGGTCGAGAGAACTCGATCGTGCTCCGGGTGTGAGCGGCCTTGAGGTCGTAGCCGTTGTACTTGTGCAGAGCGTCGCGCGGAAGCCAGTAGGCCCACACGCACACGCGACCGTCGACCGGATGCACCAGACGCACAGCGTCGTCGTTGATGATGCGAGGCCGAACGGACGAACGAATCTCGACCGACCGGTCACCGTGGTGAGCCACGCCGACGTTCTCCTCCGAGGAGTAATACGACCACTCGTTTTCACGAGCGATCGAACGCAGGGCACGATTGATCTGACGCGTCACGACCTGGTATTGATTCAGCTCGGGAACCAGCTCCAGATCGTTGTCGACGAGAACGGCCATGACTTCGGCTACCGCCTCATCGAGCGTCATCGCGACGTCGATGTTCGACATTACTGCCTCCCGCGAAGCGTTGCACCCTCAGCGGCCTTGGGTGCCTTGATGGTCGTCGCACCGGCCTGACTGGTCGAGGCGGTCCGCTTGTTCCGAAGCTGCTGACGACCCTGACGGAACCACTCGTCGTCCTGCTTCTGAACCTCGTAGGTACGGCCAGCGGCGTCTGCCGCCTCCTTGACGGGGTCGTACCCACCGAGACGAGCGGTGAACGCTTCGGTGTAGTCCGAGTCGACGTTGCTGTTCTGAGCGGCGGTGCGCTGAATGTTCGTGAAGACATCTCCACGGTTCTTCCAGAACTCGTTCCAAGCACTCGTCTTGGACTCCTGGTTCTGTGCCCACGCCGACCGGCGCGAGGTCTCAGCCTGGCTGTTGGCACCGGCGATCTGCGAGTTGATCGACCTCTCCGTGTCGAAGAACGAGCGGTCGACTTCCTGCTGGTTGGCGTCGGCGTTGAGGAAGGCCTGGATCTGAGAACGGAGCTGGTCCGTCTCTCCCGCGCCCTGGCTTGCAGCCTGCTGCAGGAGCGACACGCGCTCACGTGCACGGTTCGTGACGTTCGCCGCGCTCTTCGCCGCCTGGTCCTGTTCGTTTGCAGCACCGGACTCGGCGTAGTCCTGCGTAGCCAGGCTCAGCGAGTTGAGGATGCCCTGCAGAGTCTGGTCGAGCGTGTTGTCGGCGTTCGCGATCTGCTGATCGCGACCCTTCTCGTACCCGGTGAGAGAAGCGAGCAGGGCGTCGATGATCGCCTGAGTGTTCTGGTTTTCGAGACGGCTCTTAGCCTTGCCCGCCGAGCGTGCAGACGACTCAGCGGCAGAGATGCCGCCTCCACCGCCGCCTCCAGGACCGCCGCCACCGTCGGTGGGGGCGACCGACGTCTGCTTGTTGGTGATCTTCGGGCCGACAGTCCTGTCGCCGGGATCGACGATGGTGGAGGTTCCCTTGGCGAAGACGCTCCCCTTCTTCTTCCCGTCTTCAGTACGCCAGTCCGACCGACCGAGTGTACGTGCCATGATTAGCCCTCCATCCAGTTCTGAACGAATTCGTCGTAAGTGAGATATGCCGGATCGTTAACGGTCTTTGCCACGTCATCGAAATAGCGCGACACGAGTTCGGGGCCGTACATTGCGTTGGCCTCATCGATGTAGCTCGTGATACGAGCATTCAGCTCGGGGTCCGTGCTCATCCGGGAGAGCACATCTCGGTTGCTGAGGTTGTTGAACAGCGTGTTAAGGCTGTCGAAGTCGTCTTCGGTGAGCGAGCTGTAGTCGCCCGAGACACCCGTCAGACGCTTGAAGTCGTCGGACACGGAGCCGGAGACACGGAGCGCGTCGATGAGACTCTGCCCCTCTGCCAGAGCAGTAGTGATACCCTCACTACTGAACAGCGACGAGCCAGAGAACGCGGCAGACGTAGCCTGTCGGTTTTCTGCACTGCGATCGGAAGTCTGACCGAGGATGTCCTCGTACGAAGGCAGAGCCGACCTGTCGAGGAACTGGTCGAGGTCAGCGTTCTCGTTCGTGTAGCCGAGTTCCTGCAACGTACGCACCGTGTTCGGAGCGTAGGTGTCACTGCCGCCCTTGTTGGTGAACATCGAGTTCACCGTGTCGGCGTAGCCTTCCTCAGCGTCAGCGACCGAGGCACCCAGTTCCTGGTCCTCCAGCGAGGCCTGGTAGAGCGCCCACGTCGAGAGCACCGAGCGCTGCTGCTCGGGAGTCAGAGCGGCCCACTCTGCATCCGACAGCTCGCGGACGGTAATGTTGCGTGTCGTGAGCGAGTCAGCGTATTCGTCACGAGCGGAGGCCTTGTCGACCTGTGCAGCCTGTCCGATCAGCTGAGCGTTGCCCTGGGGCGAGTTGTTCAACGGGAGCAGGTCACCGTCGACGTTGACGAGCTCGTCGTCCTGACCGAGCTGCTTGAGCTGCTCGTTCGAAGGCACGTCGCCAGGCTTGAGACCGGCCTCGGTGCGGGCGTTCTCAGCGTCTTCCTTGCGCTGAGCGGCTCCTGCAATACCGGGCGAGGTGAAGATGCTGCCTTCCACCGGCGTCGTGAAGTACGCTCCAAGGTCATCCCAGAAGTTGAATTTGGAGTTGCGAGCCTCTTCGGTCTTCTCGCGACCCTGCTTGTTCTGCCCATAAAGGAACATCTCCATCGGGTCCTGATTGACCGGCTCGTCTTCCTTCTCAGTGGGCTTGAAGCCTCCACCGATCGACATGCCGACCATGCCACGACCTCCACCGCCGCCTCCACCCCTGCCGGTTGGCTGCTCTGACAGCACAGAAGTGAACTTCGGCTGCTGCTGAGCAGGCTGACGATTGGCAGGGGCGGGGCGGCTGACGGAGGCCGAGGCCTTGCGAAGAGCGCCCGAGGACTTCGGAGTCGACGAAGAACCGCCACCCGTAAAGTTGCGGACCAGATCATCAATGAGACCCATCGGACTCTCCTCTCGATTCGAATTATACCGCGAAGTTCAGAACTTCGGGTAGTTGCGGTTGGTGACGCCGAGGCCGAACCAGGCGCTCACGAGCAGGACTGCCGTCGTGATGAAGCGCTCGATGCGCGACGCGAGGTCGCCCTCAGGCGCGGCCTCCGGGAAGATGAACCAGAACATCGACACGAGGGCGATGACCAGCAGAAGGATGCTGAGCGCGGTGTTCAGCTTCTTCCGAGTCTTCGGGTCCTCGATGACGACGTTCGGCGTCTCAGACGGGGTGGGAGTGTTCTCACTCATTTGTTTCTCCTTAGGGGTTTACGATCTGTGGAATCCACTGGAGGGTCAGACCGATAATTGCGACGATCGAACCGAACGCCGCGAGGACAGTCCACCAAGGTGCTTTCTTGGCATCCTGAGCAGCGATCATAAGACGAAGTTCGTCCCGTTCACGCTGTGAGTTGATGAAGCGCTCATCAACCGTCTGGTTACGCAGTTCCCACTCGCTCCGGGTGACATGCACCGTTGCGCTTGTAGCGAGCGTTGACTTGATCTCTTCCATCGTTTTGGTAACGTGGTCGAGTTTGGTGGAGAGAACTGCGATACTTGCAGTGTCTTCGCTCACGTTGGTCATGTCCCCCTCCAGGGATGATTGGTTAGAGCGCCGCCAGGTTGGCGGAGTTCGCTCGCTGCAGCGCGGCCTTCATGTTCGGACCCCAGAAGTCGTCCGCATCACGGTAGCCCCACTTCGCCCGCAGCCAGTTGGTGAGCTTGCCACCGTAGTTCTGGTTGAGGAAGTTGGCCAGACCCTGACGCGTACCGGGACCCCAGACGTTGTCGATCGCACCCTTGTAGCCATACAGCTTGGCGATCTTCTGGAGGCCACGGATATCGCCAATCTGAGCGATGTGGTCCATCGTGACCAGGGTGCCCTGAGCAGGAGCCGGGGCAGTGACCTTGTCGTAGTACTTCTGGTGGGCGGCCTGAGTGTTCGCACCCCAGATGCCGTCGGCCTTGACACCGAGGAACGTCTGGTAGCGAGCGATCGCAGCACGCGTCATGCCACCGAGGTAGCCGTCGATGACGAGCTTCTCGCCACGAGCCTGGTTCATCCAGGCCTGCTGGTTCGCGACCTCCTGGCTGTAGCTCAGACCCGTGCCGTCATTGTCGGCACCCATCTGCTTGAAGAAGTCGAGCGTGGCGTTCTTCCCGAACGTGTAGCTGTGCGATGCCCACAGCGTGACGTGGACGTGAGCGCCGTAACCCCACTCCTTGCCGAAGCCCGAGGCACCGGAGTAAGCGATCAGCTCACCGCGCTTCACACGGCGACCGACGCTTGCCACGACGGACTTGAGATGGAGCAGACGAACACGCTGACCGTCGTTGAGGTCGATCGTGATGAAACGACCGGTCGCACCGCTGGTGCTGGTCTTGACCTCGACGATGACGCCGTCTTCGGGAGCGAACAGCTGGGAGCCGTACGCGCACGCGAAGTCGGTACCCGGCTCCGTGCTGGGGGTGGGACGATCGCGGTGACACTGCCAGGAGCAGGACACCGTGGGCGTCGTGGTGGGGCGGAGGTATCCGCCCTTGACGTCAGGCATTGTTGTTTCCTTCCTTGATTGCAGTGAGCTCGGTGATGCTCACCGACGTTACGCCAGGGACACCCTGGAGGCTTGTGTTGAGAACATAGGACAGAACAGAAGAGATGCCAACGGCGTCGGTGCCTTCTGCTACCTCGACTTCTGTAACAATTCGATATGCCATTGCTCCTCCTTAAGGAATCCAGACTAGGTTGTCGAATGAATACCAGCTATTAGCGCCCTGAAGCAGATTCATAGAGCCTACTTCATAGGGCGAAACCGAGGAACGCTCATCGACAGTAGAGATGTCCATACGACCCCGAGCCAGGTTCGACACGATCGGCATAATAAGTCTACCATTTCGCGGCCACAGTTCAGGGATCGGCAGGGCCACGGCCCGCTGTCCCACAGTGCCGCCCGTCAGCAGACCTCGAACCATTCGGAGACCGTCCTCCCGAACGAGCCACGATGCTGCCGGGAACGTAGCAGTATTGTAGTTGGCCCATGCGTTTCCGAAGCGCTGGAACATGCGCCAAGGATTGTTAAGACCTGCTTCCGCCGTGACACCAATAACACCGGCAAGAGAGATCCATGCACCTACTGTTCCAGGCGAGTTTGCCTTCCAGTTGAGTCCAAAGGTATTGAACTGCACTGAAGCAAACGCGTCATTACCTGCAGTACGAATGTGCTGCGGCTGATCTCCCACGAATCCGGCAGGAAGGTTGAACATGCGAGTGTCGTCTACCGTGGTAGCCACTGCCACGCGTGCCAGACCTCTGAACCACATGAAGCCGTAGGGATCTTTCCAGTACGCAGGAACACCATAAGCCGCGTCCCAAGCCGGGTTACGGTCGAAGTTTGCGGCCCATGTTGTGATAGCGGTCCACGATGCCACACCTGCAGCAGGGAACGCGATGCCGTCCAGTGTCAGGTAATTGGACGGCCAGCCCGAACCGTAAACCTCTACGTTCCCGTTAGCCCTGATGTTGATCGTTCGAGCCTGATCTGCCATCTCTACCTTGTAAAGAAGATCGTAGTCAGGTCGCATTCCCACAGGCAGGACGAAGATCAGTGATCCAGCGGCAGGGGCGGGCGTGACGTAGATCAGTCCGCTCAGAGCAACGATTCCGCTGGGGAGCTTCACTGCTCGCGGAGTATTGGAAAACGTCGTAGTAACCGCTAGCTCAGTGTAGGTCATCCAGTTGGGAGCGAGGGTAAGCGTCTCGTAGTTCTCTTCGGTCTGACCCGTGATAAGCCAAGACGACCCGAACTTCTCCAACCGTACCTCGCGAGAGGAGCCAGGCTGGTATTGCGACAGCCAGCCGTACGCTTCAGTGGATAGGCTACCGTTGACCTTAACTTTGGCCTTGCCACCACGATAGGACGCTTCCAGTACCCCCATTGCCCTGCTGGAGGACGTGATGTCATCCCACTTCATACCACGAGTCTGAGCAGAGTCTGCCGTCAACACCTGACCGTTCGCACCCACGGGCAGGGCAGATGGAGTGCTAGACGCTGTAGCGGCGAGGATCTGACCCTTCGCAGTGAACAGGCTACGGGCCATGCGTGCGTTGTCCTGTGAGTCGACATAGGTCTTGTCGGCTTTGAGGTTCATCTGAGTGATACTGGCCTTGAGAGCCAGACCCTCGTCAGTGTAGTCGTTCGCCGCGTCAAGCGTCAGAGCCAGCTGGTCGCTCACCCACTCAGTGTGCGTGTCCAGCTCGACATGAGTCACGAACAGAGAATCGAGAGCCTGGTATGTCAGGCTCGTGGGATTGATGATGAAGCCAGCTACGCCACCGTCAGACGCATCAGTCGGTGTAGACAGGCTGGGGGGCAACACGGTACCGAGTACGACATGGACGTTGTTGCTCTCTCGGAGAACGACGTCGAGACTCTGAGCAGGGTTCACAGCGGCATAGTGCTCGCTGACACTGCTGAACTCCATGTTCTGCAGTATCTTGAAGTCGCCCTTGAGAAGCACAACGCTGTAACCGTTCATGCGAAGAGTCGTCGTGAACGAGTACACTCCAGGCTTGAGGTCGAGGTCTTCGGCCTGAACTTGAATGACCTCATAACCAAGAGTCGGAGCCTGGATAGCCGCGACCTTCGAGAACAGAACGGTCGACACGCCGTACCGGTCGATCTTACCCACCGTGAACGTCGTAGACGTGCCTGTGATGTCGACCGGGTTGCGGTTGGCGTCCTTGAGCCAGATACCGAAGCTCAGCGACTTGCGCGCCTCTGCTTCGATGACGGCGTTTTCTTGGGGCGAGTTAGAGATCGTAGGCATTATGCACCACACAGCTTCGGAGTGCCGTCTGCACCGCTGTGCCAGACTTCACAGAGCTTCGGAACACCGTCAGCGCCACTGTACCAGACCTCGCAGAAAGTCGGCGTGCCGTTGATGCTGAGCCAGAGACCGCTGGAGGAGCCGCCTCCACCGGTCGTGGAGAACGGGAGCAGCCCGGAACCGGAGCCTCGACCCTTGTCGGTCTCGGTCCAGACTTCTGCCCAATAGTTGGTAGCAGCAGTCAGACCCGTAACGACCTGACTGAGCGTGCTAGCGGGTACGGTGAACTCCTGCACATTAGCAGTCAACGCTTCGTTCGAGCCGACGCGAAGCTTGTAGTTCGCAATGACCGCACCGTTGAGGTCAGTCGGTGCGATCCACTCCAGCGTAACGAAGTTACCAGCTGCAGAGTCGAGGAGCAGGACGGGACCATTGGGAACAGTGTCGATCGTCTTGAGCGGTACCCACGCACCATACGCGCCCCAGCCACCGCTCTCGACCGAGTTGTAGGCCGCTTCAGCAACGTAGTACTGAGTGTTCTCGGTCAGACCGGTGAGACGGACGGGGTTCCAGGAACCACCCGTTACCGTCTTCACGAGGCCGACGTCGCTCTGAGTCGTGCTGACCTTCACTCGGACGTTCGACGGCACAGCTCCACCGTTGTCGGAGATAGAGCCGAGCGAGACCTTAGCAGAGGTAGAGGCGATGTCGTAGACGACATAGCCAGTAGGAGCAGTCGGCGGAGTACCCGGAGTAGGTACGTCTACGATCTCGCTCCAGTCACTCCAGCCAACGCCATTGTGTACCTTGGTACGCACCTTGTACGGCTGAACACGGTTAAGACCCGTGAAGCTAGGAGCGGTCAGGTGCGTGCTAGTCTGAAGCGCTGTCTGGAAGTTGTCCAGGCTGATCTGTGTCTCGCGCTGTGTGAGACCGCCGCCGATGTATGACGGTGCAGCAGCCGTCAGGTTCAGCGTCGTAGCCGTCTTCGAGCTGACCTCGGGCGGAGCGGGCTTGCTTGGACGTGCATGAACGGTCAGGACGCCTGAGCCAGCATAGTTGCCCGTGCGTGCACGAGTGTTGCTCGTGAAGTAGTAGGTCTTGTGCGGCGTCAACCCGCTCTGAACAACGTTGTGTCCCTGCCACGCGCCAGTCGTGGGATAGACGGTGTCGACTCGACCAGACGACATGTTGCTGACGTCAGACCGCGCGAGGACGTGAGCGGGTGCCGTGTACCCGAGACCCCAGTCGTTGCTGTTGTAACCCTTAACGGTTACCTGAGTGTCGCTGTCACGAGACACCAGAGTCGGGGTCGAAGGAGCGGGCGAGTCACGATAGAAGTTCGTGAATGTAACTTGGCCCCAGCCAATCTGAGCAGAGCCAAGGCTGATGTTCGTGTTAACGTACGCGTAAGTATTGACGCTGAGAGCACCGGTGTAGTCGGCGTTGTGAATGAACGACCAGTTCGACCCTGTAGCCAGTACACGACGCGTTCCGATTGCATCACCAGAGGCGAACGAGAAGGAAGCACCGCCACTGGTGTCTCCGTTGTTACCGCCGCTTCCATGCATTGAGACGGACCACGACGTGTTATTGGACGTCGAAGAGAATCCGCCGGACGAACCGACCTTGATGATGCCGAGTTCCCAGTTGAGATACGTGATACCACGGTCCGTGTTATCGAACGTGATCTCTGAGACGAAGAGATAGAGCTGGTAGGCACCATTACTGGTACCCGCTCTATGATCCCAGGAGGCCATGTTAACTCCTAGGAATGCTTCAGATAGATGGTGTTCGGGTTACCGGACGGAGGGGCAGCGGTGCCGTGGCTGATGCCATTGAGGTTCATGACGGTGGGAACGCGGTTCTTGCTCAGCACTCCTGTAGCAATATCCGACGCGTCTCCCGCGCCCTTGAGAACGACCTCGGTCTGGTCGAGCGTGATGATGTCACCGAAGTCCGGCTTGCCGTTGATGTCCACCCACTCAAGGGTGAGGTTGGCCAGCTTGAAGCGCTCAGCAGTGGTCATCATGACCTTGCCGATGCCGTCGGGAATGAGGTCGGCGTTCAGAATTGCGCCGTCAGCAACTGCACCCGCATACAGCTCGTCGAGCTTCTGCTCGTCTGCGTGCGTGAACGTCGACTCGCCCGGAGCGAGCATGGGGCCGGTGCGAACCTTGATCGCGACGCCCTCACGCATCACTGCACGAAGGTGCGTGGGCGGATCGGCAGGAGAGAACGTCTCGACCATGCTGGTGAACTCGGTGTTCTGTTCCAGCTGAATGACACCGCGAATGATGGTGGAGGTGTAGCCAGCATCCGAGAGTACAACGTTGAACAAGTATTCGCCGGGAACCCAATCAAGCTCGGATGCCTGGAAGTTGAAGGCCGCGTAACCCAGCGTGGGTGCCATGACAATGGCGTTCATGTTCGAGACCAGGTTACCACTGTCATCATCGACAGTGCTGGGAACATTCTTTCGGGCCACGAAGCGAAGCTGGCAACCCGTGATGTCGAGGGGCTTGTCGTTCTGGTCTTCGATCCAGACGCCAAGGGAGAAGGACTTGCGTGCCTGCAGTCGAAGAACGACTTCGTCCACCGGGCTGTTACCAGTGTAGGCCACGAGCTTATCCTTTCATGAGAGAGGCACGGGGACGGCGGGAAGGAATTCGCCGCCCCCGCGCCTGTGCATCTGCTTAAGCGCCGGTAGCGCCGGGAGGAGCAGGGACCTCTTCACCCTCGGGAGCAGCGCCACCGCCTCCTGCGCCGCCACCACCCAAGGCCTCGTCCAGCATGTCGAGACCGCCTCCGGAGAGGTCGTTGATCTGCTGGAAGATCTGTCGGAGTGCTTCTACGGGATCCATTATGGACTCCTTACGTCGTGTCTTCGGTAGAGGGAGGGGGCCGAGACCCCCTCCCATCATACCTTAGAGCAGACGCCGCCAGACGGCCGTACCGTCGTTGACGGTCTCGCCGAGGTCGACACCGATGGTCGACGGCTCTGCAGCCGCCGTGTTGCCCGCCGTGGTGACCTCGTAGAGAGCGCCGGTCGAGAACCGGGCCTTCGAGCCGAGGGTGACCGCCGCCGAGTTGGCGCGAGCCGAGGCACCGTCCACGATCGACTCGATCGCACCGGCCAGCTCCTGACGGTCGATCGGGTTGTCGCCGGGGAGGACGGGGTGGCGGTGAGCCACGTCGCCGGTCTCCTTGACGGGCAGGTTGTTGTCGATGTTGTTGGTGTCGGTGTACGGAGCCTCGTACCACTCGGGGCGAGCCTTCTTGACGTTCGGACCGGAGGCCGGGTACGTCGAGGGGCCGGTGCCGAGCTGTGCACGCGCGGTGGCGAGCATGGCCGCGACACGAGTGAACGACGCGTCGACGGGCGTGTAGTTCGCGTCCGTCGTGCCGTTGCCGTCGAGGTCGGACGGGAGGAAGATCGGGACGATGCCCTCCGACTTCTGGTCGATGACCCAGGCGTCGTAGGAGAAGTCCTGCACGTACTCCTTGCCCTTGAACCGGGTGCCACCGTCCTCCTCGCGCTTGTCCTCGAAGAAGTCGTGCGTCTGCGCGGAGCCCTTGTAGGCGGCGAGAGCGACGACCTGCTTGAGGGTACGCGCGGCGGCGGTGCCGACACCGGTCAGCGTCGGCGACGGGTCGACGACGTTGGACGCGTCCACGAAGACCTTCGGCATGAACTCGGGGTGGATCTTCACGAAGGTCCATCCACGGAGCTGACCGAAGAACGCCGATCCCTGGACACCCGAGGTGTCAGCGTTCTTGTAGGTGTCGAAGCCTGCGTCCACGTAGGTACCGGCCTTGATCAGCTGATCGCGGAAGGCGAGCTCGAGAGCCGAGGTGATGAGCATGAAGCGCTCGGAGTTGGCGATGTTGGTGTCGAACCAGTTCTCCGAGAACATCGTGGTCAGCGCGTCGAGCGTCTTGAGCGGATCCTGCGAGTCGAGGGTCATGCCCTTGATCGTCGCGAAGGTCGGCTGGACCTCGTTGTCGGACTGCTCGCCCGGCTGCGCGATCCACTTGTAGTCGGCCTGGTTGCCCGTGCAGGAAACCTCAGCCGCCGAGATGCCGGTGTTCGTCTCGATGACCGAGTTGAACTGGTCCTGGCTGGTGCGCGCGACGAGCTTGCCCGTCATGCGTCCGAGGATGATCGCCAGCAGGAGGTACTTGTCGTGGTCACGGAGAACCGTGGTCGACATCTTGCGGGCGAGGTACTCCTGCGGGAGGTTCTTGATGGGCGAGTAGCGCTCCTGCTCCTCGAACACCGTGTAGCCGAAGCTGCGGTGACGAGACATGGAGTACTGACGCCACTCGATCGGCGGCATGCCGTTCTTCCACTTGCCCGTGAACTCCGAGCCCTCGTAGTGGGAGACGCCGATGCGGCTGATCTCAGCGTCGACGATGTAGTCGTCGACACGGATGTCCGGCACGGCGATGACGCGGGAGTTCATGAACTCCCCGGCGTCGAGGTCGTTGCCGGTGAACATGCCGTTGATCGGCGACGCGATCTTCATGTACGTGTGGAGGACGCGCTGATGGAGTGTCAGGCTGTCCTTCTGGACGGGAACTACCATCCTAGGATTCCTTTCTTGAAACGGACACAGGCGCGTCCTCTGTTGGTATTCTAGCCTACGCCGGGATCAGCGTGGCGTCCGGTGCCGGGGTTGCCTGGTCCCCCGGCGCGGGTGTATCGGAATGACCCCCCGCCCCCGGCGCGGGTGCCAGCCCGACGTGGGAGGCGATAGCAGCAGTAGAGGCGGCAAGGTCTGCAATCGCCTTCTGCATCTGCTCCAGCGTGCTCATCTGGATCTCGGTCTCTTCCACGTAGGTGCTCTGGTTGCCGCCGAGAGCAGCTTCCAGTGCCTCGATGCGAGCGCTCGTCTGCTGAGCCTGCTCGTCCTCACCGTCGAAGATCGCGGTCAGCTCGCTCGCGTGGCGGGAGCCGGACAGTTCGATCGTCTTCTTGATGATGAACTGCATGGCCTTGCTCGCAGAGCGGAAGCCGTCTTGGTCACCAGCCGTTGCCATAGCAGGGAGCGCCTGAGACAGCGGAACGAAGATCTCCTTGAGGAGGCGAAGCTGCTTCTCGTCCTCGAGCTCGACTAGAGAACCAGGCACACACTGCACGTAGTACAGGACGGCCATGTCAGCGAAGTCGATCTTGACGTCGCCGTCCTTGAGACCACTGCCGTCGGCAGGAACGAGCTTCTTTTCGCCCGATTTCTCATCGACGACGTAGTGCTCCTGGTGGATGAACGCCTCAGGCGGCACACCGGCGTTGATCATCTCCTGACGAACGTCTGCCGGAGGCGTAACGCTCTTGACGCTCTTGAGCTCCTGGAAATAGATCGTCAGAGCGTACGAGCAGTAGCGGGAGAAGAACTCCTCCATCGCCTTCTGGTAGTTGTTGGTCGTGATGTCGACCATGCTCTGCTGAGCCTCAACACCTTGAGGCGTCTGGCTCATCATGCCACCGGTAGACTGAGCAGCCATCTGCTGGTCAGCGGCACCGAGCAGGGACACCATGTTCGCGGCGTTCTGCTGACTGATCTGACCGAACATCATCAGCGCTTGGGTGTTGATCTCCAGCGCCTCGACCTTGGCGTTCGGGTTCGCGATCTGCGTGTACTTGCCCGGAGACAGGTTCGGGATTGCGTTCACCGTGCCGTAGCCGATGATCGGAGGATTGATGTTCCGGTAGAACATCTTCATGGAGCCGTTCATGAAGAGGTCCTGGAACTCCTGACGACCGAACGTTAGAGACAGCAGGGACTTGCCGTAAGCCTGCTGGTCGTCCTTCTCCGGAATGAAGAAGTGCACCGGGTGCTCCTTGAGCGGGTGCTTGTTCTTCTCGATGCGAAGCAACAGGTTCGATGACTCGTCGAACGTGAGGAAATTGTCGCCAGCCGAGTTGTACCAGGTGATGACCGAGTACGCCGACGGGTTGTACGAGTGCTTCTTGCTCTCGTGGTCGACGCGTTCCCGCATCGTGGGCGTGGTGCCCGCGAGCGTCTTGAGAGCGGAATGATCCCAACCGGTCACCTGGTCCTTGATGAGGCGGTGAACCTCAGCTTTGGTCAGGTACCGACGCACGTACACGTCCTGAGCACGACGGATGTCCTTGGCACCAGGCTCGGGGAAGACGTCCTGGTAGTTGATCGTGTCGTACTGAATGTACCAGTGTCCCATAGCGTTCTGAGACAGCACCGGAATGACACAGTCGAACCCGAGGTACGCACCACGACGGAAGGTCGTGATCAGGTTCTGCTGCATGTTGTTGCTGTACTCATCGTCGCCGATGATCTTGGAACGGAGCGTGTAGCTCGCGAGGACACCGGGGATGCTGGCATCGTCGAACTTGTTCGTAATGAACACGTTCGGCGTGTGCTGGACGACGTTGCGAGCGATGCGCCGGATGAAGCCCGCGTTCTCACCGGACGAGATGTTCGGCAGGTCGGCCTTCTCGGACACGACCTCTGCTGCAGCCTGCTTCTCGTACTTCCAGTAGTCCTTGACGCGAGCCTGCATCTCGCTCTTGTACGCACGGAACTCGTGAACACGCCGACGAGCGCGATCGGAGAACCCTGCGGGGACGAGCTCCCCCTTCGGGGAGTAGTTGAGTCGTGTGTACCAGTCGGAGAAGTCTTCAACCGGCTCGAATTCAGTGCTCATTGCTGGTTATTCAACCTTCCCTTTTCGCTGGAGAACCGCTCGCGGCGAATGCTGCTACGACGCGGGTTGACGTTGTTGATGTAGATCTGAGGCACGTTGTCCAGGTACGGAGCACGCATACCATTGAGGAACGGCATGTACGGGTTGGAGGAGTATCCTCCACCGCCGCCACCGCCGCCACCGCCACGGCGACCGAAGCCATAGCCGCCACGACCGAAGCCGTTGTCGCCCATGAGATCGCTGTTGAGGTTCTTGATAGCGTCGATGACCTTGTCGGTGATCGCGTCCATCTTGTCGATGATGTCCTGCTCGTCCGGCTGGAAGAGCGAGTCATCGACACGAGTCAAGGATCGCATACCCGTGTTGATGTTGGCCATAGGATCGACCGAGTTAAGCAAACCGTCGATGTCGAGGTTGCCTCGGATATCACCGCCGACGCTTCCCTGGTAACCCTTGAAAGGCGAGAAGAAGTCAGCGAGCGTGCCCCGTGACACACCCGTAGCCCACATGCGACCGTCAGGGCCGGTGACCCACGTCGTGTTGAGCTGACGGTAGGTCGTGGTCTGGTTAAACGGGATGCCGTTCTCGTCGGCGAACTTGCCGCGACCCCAGACCACGTCTGCCAGTGGAGTGACGTACGGGTTGTTGTCCGGTCCGTACCAGATGTCCCACATACGCTTGGCGGCCTCATCAGCCGACAGTCCGTAGACCTCCATACCCTCCAGGGTGATCTTGGTCTGGAGCGACTCCTGAATCTCCTCACGCTGTTCCGGCGTGATGAAGATGTTCTGGAGAGCAGGATCGGTTGCACTGACCGTCTCAGCGTGCAGGGAGCGGAAGAGCGCCTCCATACCGTCACGAGTCAGGACTTCCTGCTCGTTGTTCGGGTCCCAGACGCTCATGATCAGAAGCTCAGCATCCTCAGTCGACAGGTCGTCTTTGGCGATCGTCTTCTGTGCGACAGCCTGGTCGCCTCGCATGAACGAGCCAGCCTTGTTGAACTGGAAGCCAGTGACCATCGTCGCGAACAGAGCGAAGGTCTGGTTGTTCTGAGCGAAGTTACGCCACAGACCCTCGTCGTAGGAACGAGTCTGACGCTTGTCGATGACGATCTCTTCGCCCGTGACCGGGTCAACGGTGATCTCCTGGTCCGTAGCGGGGGTCTGCTGCGGCACACCATCGAGGTCACGACGAATGGTCTGACCGTCCTCCAGCAGGTCCGGGAGACCCCACGGGTTGCGGTTGTACGTGTCGACGGTCGAGACCAGCTCGTTGATGAACGCGAGCTCGAACGTCGCCTTCTCGAGAGTTCCGAAGATCTTGAGGAAGATCGAGTTGATGTTAGCCAGTTCGCCTGGGTCTTCCGGAACCTCGTTGGTCGCGTTGATGTACATGTCGTGGCTGACATTCACCGCGTCCCAGAAGAAGTTGGTGTTGACCAGCGGCATCTGTCCGACGGCGTTCTCGAAGCCCTTGACCAGGTCTCCGAACTCGCCGGTCTGCAGGAACTCTGCCATACCCACGATCGGGGAGATGAAGAAGTTCACCGTCCAGTGAGGCTGCACCGGCCACCGCTCGGGCTGTCCAGGCTCGGAGGGAACCTGAGCCAGCGACGAGAGCCAGCCGAGTCCGGGAATGTTCGCGAACCCTTCGAGGTACAGAGCGTCACGGTTGCGCCAGTCGTTGGCCACGTCACGTGGGTCGTACAGCTGACCGAGACCGCTCAGCTGCTCGATACGACGACGGCGACGCTCCTCCTCGTCCTCACCAGTGATACCCGAAGCAGCGAGGCCGAGACCGGCGAAGAACAGACCGGTCCACGACAGACCGCTCTTGATGAAGGCGTCAGCCAGGTCGGCGGACTCCAGCACCTCAGAGATGTAGTCGGTGGTCATGCCGGGGTTGCCGACCTTGCCCTGGAGACCGCGAGCACGCTGTCCGCCGATACGTCCCTGCATGAGGATAGCAGCGGCGGCATCCAAGCCGTAGGCTCCAGTCAAGAAGCGAGCCGAGCTGAAAGCGAAGTTGCGGAACTTCGTCAAAATCAGCAGCGTGTTCGCGGCGCTGTTCACAACGCCGTTGGACGACGAGGCGAGCGGCATGATCAAGGAGTTCAGCGCAACACCGATGGTCGTCTGACCTGCGGCCTTGATGTTCTTGATCTTGTTCGACGCTACGTTGTGCGCGGTACGAGGACCATCCTGCATGTAAGCCAGGGGCTTGTCACGCAGACGGAGCAGCACGTCGACAGCAGTGACGTTCGGGTTCTCGATACGCTCGTGCTCCAGGATACCCTGAATGTAGAGCTCAGCCTGAGAGCGCGGCGGGATACCGTGCATCACGTCCTGAATCTTCGACGTACCGTCCACGGCGCGCTGCAGAGCCTGCTCGCGGCGTCCGCTCATGGCGTCGTTCGGACGGTGGCGAGTCTCCTGAGCGATGTGTGACCGCCACTCAACGTCACCCACAAGACGGTCCACGACCGGCTTCAGCAGAGCGTTGGCCTCGTCGTCGATGTACGGCTTCTGAAGGCCGAACGCGTCGAGGAAGCTCTGGACACGCGACTCGGGGTTCACGTTCTTCGATGCCTCAGCCATAGCCGAGATGCCGCGACGGATGCCCCGACCCAGCACACCGGTGCTCGTACCGTTCAGCAGAGCGGTAGCCTGTTCAGGCGCGAGACGAGCGGCCATGTCGACCGGGTTCCAGATCCACAGGAACGGGTTCAGCTGAGGAACGATCGTGCGGATAGCGTGCCAGTCACGGAAGAACGCGTTCGTGTAGTGAACCTCGTCACGGAACGTCCGGCCCTTACGAAGCGTCTCGCTCGGAGTGCTCCGGTCCAGACCACCGTTGGTTGCACCGCGCTCGATGTCACGACGACGGCGACGAGCGATCTCGGTCTGCGTTGCCAGCGAGAGCTTCGATGCAGGGGTCTCGGACTGGTTCGTCACACCGGTGACGTCGAGCTTGTTGTCGACGTCAGCGTATGGGTCGCCCCGCTGAATGTGCATCTGAGTCAGAGGATCGATGCTGCTCTTGAACAGGCCAGAGCTCGGGTCGAGAATCTTCTGGATGACCTCGGGGAACGCCGACGAGGAGTAGAAGCCCTGGTCGAGCACCTTCTCGTAGGAGAGGATGAGACCATCCAGCTCCAGCTGCCCGTCAGGGGCGATGTCCGACGTGGACGCGAACGTCGTGTCGAGGCCCCACTCCAGCAGAGCGACACGACGGTTATCCGTGATAGTCACTCCTTCAGGCACCCAGGTACCGTTGACCGCGATGAGATCAAGGATCTCAGCGTGGATCGCGGGCATCCGGCCCTCCATGACAGGCGCACGTCCTGCAGCGAGCTGAGCGAGGATGTGGTCGGTAGCGAACTTGACCTCATCGGGACGGAGGCTCTTAGTGAACTCCTTGGTGTCATCATGCTGGTGACGGTAGAAGGTTCGCACGAGAGAGTCGACCAGGTCCTGGTACCGACCGTCTGCAGTGAGTCCGAGGACGTTGTAGATCTTCCGGTAGTTTTCCATTGCGTCCTGCGCCGTGGAGTCCTCCGAGTCCCACTGCCCCCGGTCGAGGGGCGTCAGGTACCCCTGCGCTACGCGAGTTGCCCGACTCCGGCGCGTTTGCTCCCCACGGGTCAGCGGGCGTACCGGCCCCCGCGCGCGGTCCGCAGACGTGCCACGGGAGGCCGCCTGGAGGTCGGCGAACCCGCGCTTCTTGAGCAAGGAGTCGAGCGCCTTGTTCCGAACCGCGTAGCCGAGGTCGAGACCCAACGAGGAAGCGACGGTCTGCTGCTGATCAGAGGCGGTGTCGTTGGTGGCGGTGAGACGGTTCGTCTCGACACGCTCGGTCTGGTCCTCACCCGTGGCGTCGATGCGTTCAGTCTGGAGGGTGAACTGAGCGGTGCGACCCTTGTCGTCGCGCGTCGTGACCTTCCAGTCCGATCCGACCCACCAGCCGGTGGCGAGTGTGCCGTCAGCCTCGTAGGTGTTACCCGTCATCCGAGAGTTGATGTCCTCGACGATGTACTGACGCAGACCGGGGTTCATGTCGATGAAGTCAGTCAGAGCCGCGGGCATCCGGTACGACTCCTTGTTCTCCGTGTTCGAGGGCTGGTTGAAGCCCGGAGCACCGAGAACGTCGGAGATGCGAGTGCCGTCACCACGCAGGAACTCCAGCACAGCAGCGAGGTACTGACGCTCGATGTCGCTGGGGTCTTTCGATCCTTCGATCGTGCGAGCCTGTGCAGCAGCGAGACCGAGACGGTCACGACGCTGAGCGACGAGGAGCTGAGCGGCCTCGGTCGACTCGACCGACTTCATCACGGCATTGGCAACGTCGATACCGTTGGAGAACCGGTCAGAGATGTTCTGACGGTAGACCTCGAGCTCTGCACGCACCTGGGCGATGATACCCTCGCGGTCAGTCTCAGCCGCCCACTCTGCAACAGTCCAGCCGTTCGGACGAATGCCGATCGCGTTGGCGAGAGCGCGTCCCGCGTCCCAACCAAAGAAGAAGATCGCCTCACGAGACGACGTGACCATTCCTTCGGTCGCGCCCTTCTTGATGCGACCAGCCATGTTGTCGTAGAAGTTCGGCCACAGGCGACCGAGCAGAGGAACGGAGGGCAGACGGTCGTCGGCGTTCACCGCACGGCTCTTCTTGCCCGTCATCGATCCGATGAACTTCGCGCCACCAGCAGAGATGGGCAGGGTTTGGATGACACGCAGACCGTGCACCGGGTCGTTCGTCACCCAGCGCTCGATGCGACCTCGGTTCAGAGAAGCGTAGTCCTGCTTGATCTGCTTGTCACCGACAAAGCGGATCGAGCCAGAGGACGCGATTCCCTGACGCGTGATGCCGTCGAAGGGAACCTCGCTCTGAGCGGCGAAGTCCACGTCGCTCGGGTCGTAACCCCAGCGGGTCAGCATGACTGCGCCGGTCTGACCGTGCACAAGAGCGATGATGTCGCCCGGCTCCAGCATCGTGTTGCGGTTCGGAAGACCAGTCGTCTCGTTGAGGTTGGCGGAAGCCTTCGCGATGAGCGGAGCGATCTCAGCTGCCAGCTCCTCGGGAGAGCGAGTGCTTCCACCCACGATAGCCTGGTTCACCAGGTACTCGACACCCTCGGGGGTATCAAGCTGCTTGAGCACAGCGGAGATACGAGCACCGGCAGAGGCGGAGGCAGGGGCGCCGTAGCCGACAGCGCCTGTTGTAGGAACGATGTTGCTCGTTACGCTCCGACCGAAGTTGTTCTGGTCGGCGCGCGGGTCAGCGAGCACACCCTCAGCGTCGGCAACGACGTAACCGCTGTTGTCGACGGCGATGATAGCCGTGTTCTCCAGCGACTGCACCTGAGTCTGCAGCATCGTAGCCTGACGGGCGATGACGGTCTGCTGCATCATCTCCGGGTTGGTCGGCCCGTAGAGCCAGTCCATCCCAGCCCGCAGTCGACCGTAGCCAGAACCAGGAGACAGGATGAGGCTCTCAGCCTCGCCCACAGCTCCAGGCTCGCTCGGGTGCGTGAACGCGACCGTCAGTCCCAGCTCACGAGCGTCAGCGACTACGCGGCGAACCTCGGTGTTCCACTCCGGCGTGCCGGGGCGACCGACGAAGAACGAGAGGTCGATCCACACCATGTCATCGACGGGAGCGATGTGGTCCTTCTGAGCGCCAGCCGCGATGTTGAAGCTGGTGAGGATGCCGTCGTTGCGGAGGCCCGTACCGTTGTGCTGGTACAACCAGATCCGACCCTTGGTGTTCGCAAGGTACGAGTTGAGGTCGGCCAGCGTGGACGCCTCGGACGCACGACGGATGCGGTCGTTACGAGGAACGCCTCCGATGTCCTGCTTGAGAACATCCTTGGTAGCCTCGTTGACACGGCTCGTGGAGCGAACAGTACGAGCCAGCTCTTCGAGCATCAGACGGTTCTGATCCAAGATACCCTGGTAGAACTCGGGCTTGACACGAGCGTCACGAGTCTGCTCACGCTCAGCGCGGAATGTCTCTTCGGGACGGTGACGCAGGACGCGGTCAGCCGCCGTCCAGTTCTTGTACCGGAAGGTCGTGGAGCGCTCGGTGCTCAGGAGTCCGCTGGATCGGAAAGCCGCTCCAATTCCTCGAGCAGTCCCCACACGCTCGGCTGCCGACTGAGTGGAATCGAGAGAGAGACGTCGACCAAGTTCAGGAACGCGAGCAAGCTGCTCGGGACTGAACGAACCCTGCCAGGGACCGTCAGCTTCTCCTCCGGGGAGAGGGGCACGGTCGAGGAGTCGGGCATGACCAGAACCACTGGTGCTACCACGAAGTGTCTCAAGCGTCTCGCGGGAGAGTTCGACCACTCGGAGGTCAGAGAGGCCCTCAGGCATCTCCGTGAGTGCCTGCTCGGACGAGAAGACCTGGGTGTTTCCATCTGCATCTTCTCCCACCACGACCAGGTGGTCGCGCATCATGCGATAGATTGCTCGGTACGTGCTAATCGGCAGGTAGTACTTCGAGCCTATCTGCGTCATCAGAACCTTCTTGGTCATCTCGTGGATGACAAGGTTCAGGTTGTTAACGTCCTTCTCGTCCTGGTCCTTGGGCTGGGGCTGCGAGAAGATTGCACGATAACCCTTGATCGCGTCGAGAGCTGCGCGCTGGAGTCGCTGGACCAGCCCGTCAGTCTGAAGGGACAGAGCGCTGTAGAGGCTCGAAGCAACGTCGGTCTCTCCGAGAGTACCGTCGAAGTGCATGTTGTTCGCCCACTTGGGATCAGCGGGCTTGTCCGCAGGGTGGAACATCTGCAGCTCGATCGTGGCGGTGACAGAGTCACCGTGGACACTCTTGGCACGGGTCATGGCCGTCATAGATGCCTGACGCAGACCCTCGACCGTCACAGCCTTGATCGTGGTGGGTGAACCCTCAGCAGGAGTGCCGCCGTTCTGGATACCACGCTGAGCGTTGTGAAGCGAGATTCGCTCGACCTCGCGACCGTTCGCGTCACGCACCACGAGCGTCGGGCCAGTGCCGGTCCACTGCTTGGTTGCCGCGTCGTAGCGAGCAGCAACGACGTGAGCACCTTCCAGGATTGCCCACGGCTCGCCGTCCAGCCCGTTACCGAGAGTCCACGGCGAGGACGACTCGTCAGCGAACACCTTGGCATCGATGACGATGTTGCGAGCCATCTCAGCAGGAGGGTGCTCGTTCGTCCGGCGCGCGGCGATGTTGCTCGCGAGATAGTTCTTCGGAGTCAGTCCACCGATGTTGATCTGAACCTCAGAGCCGGAGGCGTCGAGAGCGCGGTCTGCACCCAGGTGCTGTACCACGAGGTCCTGCGTCCAGGTACCGAGGTACTTGGGGTTGAGGACCGACGACTCCAGGTTCTTGCGGAAGGCCTCAGGCGTGATACGAGGGGGCTTCACGTCGAACACCATGTCGCGGAACTTCTGCGTTGCCTGGTGGATCTCGGGCGTAGTCAGGTACTCGCCGAGGTACTGGAACGTCGGGTCGAAGTACTGGAAGTCGTCCACCAGAGCGGTGGGCACGAACGAAGCGGCACGCGTGTCTTGATCGCGCAAGGTGTTGTGCAGGGAGACCAGCTTGGCCAGGTGCTCCCAGTCGCTGCGGTCAGGCAGGTTGACGAGACCGTCAGCAGCGAGCGAGCGCTGTTGAGCCTGAGAGTACTTCTCCAGCATCATACGGTCGTCGCCGGTCGCGGTCGTCATCATGACGGTACCGAACACATCGATGTACTGCGAGACGGCGGAGCGCACCATCAGCTCATTGGGCGTGTCCCACTCGATCCGCAGGGAAGCCTGCATGATGTCGTTGGTGGACTGCATGTGGATGAGCTGGGTGGCCTGGAGCTGACGCTGCATAGCGTCGATCAGTTCGATCGCGCCCTGCTCAGTCGGCTGCGAGTTGTAGTTCTGCCGAATGCGCTCGGTCTCAGCCGTGTAGGCCTTGGCCAGAGTCTCCAGGCCACTCATGTCGCCCGTCACGAAGACGTTCTGGTACGCCGTGTTGAGCTCGTCCAGGTCGCGGCTGGCGAGGTACGACACGATCGCCGTCTGACGCATGGTCAGCGAGGCGGCGTTCGCGCCGTCGACAGTCATGCCCGACAGGTCGCGCAGAGCAGAGGCGACGTCACGCACGATACGACGGTACGACTCGTTACCGAGCTGGCTCTGAGCCTGAAGGGAGCCGGTGGTACGCGCGATTGCCAGCTTGCTCATGAGACGGACGATGTTGTTGTCCGGAGTCAGAGCGTTGACGTACGCGATGAACAGCTCATCGTTCTCGTCGGCGTCACGACCGCCCTCGCCGAGCAGCAGCTCCTTGTGGATCGTGCTGTCGATGATGCTCTCGAGGTTCTTCGGGAGCAGGTGGTGGTACGACGTGTGGCCGGTCGCGTTCTCCTCGTAGATCGAGGGCGAGATCAGGTCGAAGAGCAGACCCTGGTACGCACCACCGTCAGCAGTGAACAGTTCGAGGAACGCACGAGCATCGACGGGGTTCCAGTCGATGGTTGTTCCCGTGTTCGTCTGAATACGGAGCGGACGAGTGAGCATCTGCGGGTTGAACGAGAGGCTCTTGGCGTCGACAGCAGCGATCGAGCCGATGACCTGACCAAGCTGGGAGTCGAAGGTCGTCTGCTCGCGGCGAACGTCCGTGTCACCGAACTGAGCCGACCGAGGACCGGGCTTGCCCTTCTGGGCCGACGCGATGTCGAGACCCTCCTGGGCCATCATCACGAACTCGCGGATACCCGACGGCCCCATTGCAGCAGTGCTCAGTGTCTGAGCCTGAACGAGTCGGTTCTCCAGAGCCGTGAGACGCGCCTGGGCCTTGTTACGAGCATCGAGATCGCGGCTCTCCAGGTCGGAAAGCATCGACTGAGCCAGACCGAGGTTGCTTGTACTGAGGTCGAGGTCGCCCCGGATCGAAGCAGCCCGAGTGGTGAGGTAGGCGTGAGCATCCATCACGGCCTGACGACGCTCAGCACTCGGACTGCTCCACTGCCAGCCGCCTCGTGTGACACTCGGGTCGAAGAGGCTGGAGTCGGTACGCCACGCAAGCATCGGCGGACGGTTCAACGCCATTGTCTGGTTGACACGGTCTACGAACGACTGCACGTTCGTAGCATTGGCACGCATGTCGTCGAACTCCTGTCGACCTGCCTGGTCCATGCCCATGTAGAGGTCGACCCAGGTGTTGCTGGGAGTGCGCTGGTTCTCGTCGTTCTCGTTGAGACGGTCTCGCCACGCCTCCAGCTCCAGATCGAAGTTGGCGTTGAAGAACAGCATGGCCGCGCGCTCAGCGTTCGGCTCCAGCAGGATGTCGAAGAACCACTGGGGCAGGACGACCTCAGCCGGAGCACCTGCCTCGTCGGGGCGACCGATGATGCGGACACGCATCTCAGGGGTGAACATGCGCAGGACGTACTGGACTGCCTGGCTATTGTCCGAGAGCAGGTCCATCAGCTCCTGGCGCGAGGACGAGTCAGTGATGCCAAGCTCGCGGACGATGTCACGCACGGCATTGAACGTCGGCAGGAGTGTCTTCTCGTGGAAGGTGCGGTCCTGCTGAGCGAGACGACCAGAGGCGTGACCCGTCCCCTTGGGATCGTGAGCCAGCTCCGAGTCTACTGCCATGCGGATGGTGTCGACCACGAGACGGTACATCGACGGAGCGGTGTCGTCGCTGAACGCGTTCTGTCCACGACCGTCGACCATCTTGTAGGACGGGTGCTGCTTGGCGTGGTCGCGCCACTGCTTCCGCTGGACGATACCACCGCGAGCAGCGTAGGCCTTGGAAGCCGAGCGGACAGTCTCAAACTGACCGAGCCAAGCGGCTTCGTCTGCGGTTAGGATGCGGTCGAGCGAAGGCTCGCCCATGAGAGCGATCGCCGCCTGACCAGCGTTCATCTTGTTGTACGCGACGGTCAGGTCCAGCTCGCCGAGAGCGGTGGGAACCAGAGCGCCCTGACGCTCAGCGGCATTGCGGAGCAGCACCTGAGCGACGGTCGTGTCCCGCTTCGTGCGGAGAGACGAGTCGTAGTTCGTGGTCTGCTGCTCGCTGATGTCGTAGTACGGCGTCGTCGCGATCATCAGGAGAGTGGCCTCGGGCGAGGTCTTGTACTCTTCCGGGTAGTACATGCGAGCGATGGTCTCGAGGTCGGTACGAGCCTCGGTCAGAACAGGGTTGCCGCCCTGCAGCACGGTGTCGGTCTGGCTGAGAGCACGCATGCGCGTCAGCACCGAGTACCACTGGATCAGACCCTCGCGGAGAGCGTCCGGGTTCACGACACCGTTGGCGTCCATTGCCGACGAGTTGATCAGGCCGTAGGCGAGCTTGGCACGCGAGCGGAACGCATCCGAGCCACCGGTGATCATTTCCAGCGTCTGACCCTTGGTCGCGGCTGCCTGACCGCGCACGGTCTGAGCGTCGGCGGGCAGAGCCTGGGGCTGAGCACCTTCTGCTTCGGGACGAGTGAACTCAGTCTGCACACGAAGAGCGGCGCCGGTCTGCCAGTTGTTGAGAGCGATCTGGATCTGGTCCTCGATCCAGAGGCCGATGCTGGTCTCAGGAGCGATACGCGCCTCGGGAGAGACGTTGCGGGAAGGGCTCGTACCCTTCTCGCCGAGGTCGATCAGCTTGCCAGCGTCGGCAGACAGAGCCTTGTAGAACGAGGCCTTGGCACCCTCGGGGTTCGTCTCCAGGTCCTTGCGGAAGTCACGCAGGGTAGACGGACGGACAGCGTCACCGAGACCTTCCTGGAGAATGTCGATGATCGCGTCGTACGTGTTGGTGACGGCGTCCTTAGCGACAGCGTCCGTACCTGTGAAGTCCAGGTGCATAAGCTGCAGCGTGGCGTCTTCGTAGGAACGGTTGGCGACGTTGAGGAAGCCACCGCCTCCGAGCACAGCGGCAGTGCTCTCGTCGGTCCGACCGCCCGTTGCGGCCCACAAGTTGATGCCCATGCGCAGCACGCGACGAGAAACGTCGTCCGGCACGTAGCGCGCCTGGTGCTTGATCTTGTCGCCGTCGTTGTCGTGGGAGAGAACCTTCTCCAGCGACTGGCTGACCTTGCTCATGCCGTCGATCTTGTCAGCAGTGAGCTGAGCATCGATCTGCGGGAGCAGCATTGCGAACGAGCCCTGGTTGTCGTTGGGGGAGCGGGAGAACACCAGCTCGACTGCACGACGCTGCTCGCGCGTACCGTTCCAGTACGACTGCAGAGCTTCGTTGATCTGACGCAGAGCGTCGACGTTCCCGCGCGACTCGTACGACTGGTACGCGGGCATGATGACACGATCGAGAAGATCCTGAAGAGTGGCCTGGATGGGAGCTGCGTCCTGGTTGCCCTCGTTAACCATCTGCAGCAGTCCCTCTGAACGGGCCTGGAGCTTCTCGATCGTGGTCTTTGCCGAGTGCAGAATGTGATACGACGGGATGCGAACGCTCTGGAACGGCAGGATGTCCGCCATGTCTTCCAGAGAGCCTTCGCCCACGGTCGTCTTGCGCTTGGTCGTTGCCCGAAGCGCGTCCTCTGCCTCGTAGATCGCGGGCTGGCTGATGATTCCTCGCTCAGTCCAGTCGGCGATCTGCTGCTTGTTCTGCTGACGAATGAACCGCTCAGCGCTCTTGACCGGGGTCGAAAGCAGGGTCTTGTCTGCGGCGGGCTTCTCGCGCCATTCCTGCAGGGTGAAGGGGTCGAGGCCGTCAGCACGACGCAAAGAGTTCGCTCGCCACAGCTCACGACGCTCCTGGCTGACCGTGCCGAACCGAGAGCCGATGCCCATACCGGCACCCATCGAGAAGCCAGCGATCGCGGCCTGGACGTACTCCATCGGCTCAGCCTGCCAGCCCACAGCAGTGGCGTTGAGGTACGTCTGGAGGACTTCCTCAGACGCCTCGCCGAAGCCGTTGATCATGGCGAGCTTCCACGGCACAGCCGCGTTCTCCAGGCGGACGGCGGCACGGTACATGTCATCGACGTTGACCGGGTTGACGCCGCCACGACGAGCGTTCTCAGCGAGGGCCGAGCCACGCACCGAGAGCTTGTTGACGATCGAGGACGGAGCGACCCAGCCGAGCAGGTTGCGCTCAGCGCCGACAGCTACGCCCTGAGCGTTGAGCTTGTAGGTCGTGTCCATGACCGTCACGCGGTTCGTCGGGATGACGTCATCGACCTTGTTGGAGAACATCGAGCCGGAACCGCCGATGCCACGAGCGGCGGTCTGACGCAGGACGCCGGGCAGCATACCCTGAGCAACGTCGATCGCCGAGGAACCAGCAGCGGCCATGCGCTGTTCGATGCTCTCATACTTGTGGAAGGAGCCGGTGACCTCGTCCCACTCACCGTCGCCCATAGCCTTGGTTGCTGCTGAGGCTACCGCACTTCCTTCACTCAGTCCGAGGTAGGTCATTGCGCCGACACCAGAGCCAGCAGTCAGCATGGCGTCGGCGAAGCCGGTCACGCCCTGAGCAACGAGAGCGCCGACGTTTCCCTCACCACGAACACGAGCTGCTTCGCTCTCGTTGTCGTTCCAGTTGCCGGTGAAGACGTCGGTACCACCGGCGAGGGAGTTGCCGAAGACGTTCAGCTTGCTGAGCGCGATGTTCGCCCACTGCGAGGTTGCATGAGCAGCAGCGACGTGCTGGCCCGCCTCCTCAGCGATCATGCCGGTGCTGACTGCAGCCTGAGCAGCCATGCGGTTGGTCTCGTCCTTGTTCATCAGGGACGAGGCACCACCGAGGACAGCGCCTCCGAGCATACCCCAGGGGCCGAGCGGGATACCCGCGACGGCACCGCCGATGACACCACCAGCAGTGGTCAGGACCTCGTCGATGATGCCCTTGTCCCACTCTTCGAGCAGGTTGTCGACCGACTGCTGGTAGGGCAGACGGGTCAGGTAGGCTTCGACCTTCTGACCCTCTTCCTTACCGGTCTGCAGAATCAGGCTCTTGAGCTTCTCCTGGTCGCCGTTGGCTTCCTTGAACTTGTCAGCGGCCTTGTCACCCCAGATGTGAGGAGCGACCATTGCGTTGGCCTCGTCCAGCGACAGGCCGGAGTCCATGTCGTAGACGTTGCCGAGGAACTGACCGTTGTCGTAGATGTCACCGACGTTGAACTGGCGGTCTTCGTCGACCGTGATGAAGGGGTTGTCCTTCTTGATCTGCTGGTCCCAGCCGACGATGCCGGTGAAGTCCTTGCGGGCGAAGAGGTTGGAGACGTAGTCGGGGTCCTTCTCGACCTTCTGGCGCTCCTGCTCGTACTGGTCGTACATGCGCACGAAGAAGTCATCGTTGAAGGCATTGGCCGTGGAACCGATCTGGCCGCCGGTCTGCCAGGCGGGGCGGAGCCAAGGCTGTGCTCCACCTGTCTCATCCTGGATACGACTCTGACGGAGTCCCGAAGGAGCCTTGCTGAAAGGGGTCTGTCCCCCTGTTTCATCAGCCCAGTTGCTAGCCACCTGTGCTCCTTATGTTCGACCGGTCACTACCCATTATAACCTGCGCGGGTCCGTTGCGGGGGACCGGACGGCCCGACGAGGACAACATGCGGGAGGACTAGGGGCGGAATAGCTCGCGGTCACTATCGACGGTCACTTCTCCTGGGTATCGGGGGCGAGAAGTCACCACGAACGACACTCCCTTCTGTTTTCTTTCATGGTCACATGGTTTAGTACCTCTTGCATTTTTTCGAGAAACTTTTCTGAGCAGAAGGAATATATACTAAATAAACAAACAAACACACTATACCCCCCCTATATATATACATATAAGTATCTACTTGTCACTATTTGGTATCACTACTCCGTCCTCTCGTCACTAGCTCGACACAATTTAAGCAACAGGTGGTTACCGTGCTTGTTACTTTTCTAGTCACATTTTCTATGATCTGATCTGATTTCTAATCGTCACTTTAACAAGTCACACGTAAGTAATCACCTAAGTTTTCTATGCTAGTATCTACAATAGAGCTAGCTTAAGCCACTAACAAAGGAGCCATCATGGCCAAGAAGGACAAGTCCACTGCACCGTCGCACTCCGAGTTCATCTCTGGAGCCCTGGCTTTGCTCGACAAGGTCAGCACCACCATTCCGAAGGACGCAACACCGTTCGAGATCGCTCAGCACGCTGCAGCTCGGTCTCGCATCTCGGCAACGCCTGATGCTCAGACCACTCGTGAACTGGTCACCCGGTTCTCGGACGAGCTCATCACGCGCTACCGCACTGAGACTCAGACTCTCGCCTAGGACACTGGTCTAGCTTCGGCTAGACCTTTGTTCTTTCATTTTTCTTTTTAATCTAACAATAGTACAACTGACGACCTAATACCTAATGACCTAATCTATTCTAGCCACTCGGCGCTTGCCTTGCTGGTACAGCAAGGTGGTCACCAAGCTCTAGACGAGTGGAACTGTACTTTGTTAGATGATACTTATAACTAATACTAGAACAAACAACAGCGCTTCTAAGCAAGCCTGTTGAAGTAAAGTCACTATTAATAAGCACTATGCGAGAAGGCAACGCCTTAACTCGTCTCGATCTCTTGTCTCTAACTACAGTCTCTTCTTGTCGCACCGACAGGTGGTAATGGGGGCGTACAAATGACTGTACACGACAAAGATCGACTCTCAAGCTGCGACTCTCTCTATTCCTTTCCATGTGGCTCATGGCCGGTTATGTCCGACCCCATGTCTCTCATGGACTCTCGGTCACGTAACCGTCACCGGTTACGCTCCCGGTTACGCCACCTTCCCATGTCTCGCATCGGAAGGTGGACCCACGTAACCGGCGTAACCAAGTAACCGGCCCAAACTTTTCTCATCTCCCTTGCTCTATCCCGTGCTATTCGTTACATCAAACTTTCATTTGAAAATTGGTTACGCCGGTTACGTCCGTCTCCCTTCCCATGTCTCTCATGGGAACCAGGCGTAACCGGGGCACCGTCACTGGCGGTTACGCCCCGGTTACGCCTGGTCCTCCTCTCCATGTCTCTCATGGGAAGGCGGGCGTAACCGGCCTTCTCACTAACACGCGTCACCCCGTCTACCTCACTTCGCTTTCCGCTCGGCACCCGTCTCGATCAACTACTACGTGGGGTCGTCACAAGCAGGGAACGAGGCATCGTTCTCGTCGGTGGCTACCTCCATTTGGTGGCTACCAGGCTTCGTGGCTACTACGCTACTATGGGAAATGTTCTTTGGATAGGTTAAAGAGAAATCTATCTATGGATTCTACTATAGGAGTGGAAATGGATTCTGTATTGGTAGTCGTTATCACTGCCGCATGCATCGCAGTACCTGCGTGCACGCTTACCTGGCTGTTCACAGCTTGGTACTACATTCGTGTCACCGAGCTTCAGATCTCTGACTCGGATACCCTCACCGAGCAGTACTACGAGGAAGAACTCGAGCGTGTTCGTACCTGGTACGACAACGTCATCGACGACCTCGAGAAGCGCTCTGGTCTCAAAGCCAGGGACGAGAATGGTCGGAGCCTGTGATGGAACCGCTCATCTTCCTCGGGCTGCTCATCGTCGTCGGCCTCACGATCGTCGCTATCGCTGACATCGTGAAGTACGAACGGCGTATGCGTCGTGTCAACAACACCATCAACGATTTGGAGCGTGGCCATGGCCGACACTCTTCCTGACTTCATGGGTCGCCTTCAGGCTATCCAGGTCCTCATCGACGACAAGGAACGCGATCGGCGTAATGTCGAGGACTACATCAAGGCTCTGCAGAAGATGCAGCGTGAGTATCTCTCCGCTCAGCTCTGCATCCCCGAGCAGAAGGTGTTCTTCGGTTCACTGTCCTGCAACAACTCTCCGACGCGCTTCTGCGTCTTCAACCTGGTTGCAGACCCCAAGATGGAGGACTGCATCTACTGTCACAATGATTGGACTCACGGATGAGCCACGATTCCCGGCGTCGCAAGATCGAAGAGACGCTCAAGACCGCAGACAACCACCGTCAGCTGTACACCACAGCAGACGACGAGCTGATCCTCACTCGTTTCCTGCCTGAGTGGCGAGACATGAACAACCCGCCTGTCGAGCTCCTCAGCAACGAGGACATCGCAATCATCATCGGTCGCACGCATGTCGCTGTCTCTCAGCGACGTGTCGTGCTCAAGAAGCTCATGTCACACGGCATGACGCTCGAAGAGATCCACGAGACCGAGCGCTGGCAGCGGGCTGAACGCAACAGCATTCAGTACCGCACGAGCGTCAGGCTCCTGGCTGCTCAATGTCCGGAGTGCTTCTGCTCTCCGCACGCACCTGGGTGTTCTCGTGCAGACTGACGAGGACATCAACATCGACATGGCACTCGACCAGATAGGAGAAGGCTGTGAGCCTACACCCTGAAGACAAGGCACAGCTCATTCAGCTCTTGAACGACACGACGTGTCTCAAGTGCGGGAAGCAGATGTACTGGGACGACTCCGACACCGGAGAAGGCTCGGTATACAGTGATGCGGGTCTCAAGGAGACGCGTATCTCTGGCTTCTGCGAGCACTGCTTCGATGAAGTCACACGCCCGCCGGACGAGCCGGAGGATGATCGTGACTGGAAGGACTACTACGAGCAGTCCATCATCGACGAGGAGTACGCGAAGGACAGGTTCAGCGACCTCATCGAGGATCGAGAACCCGACGAGCACTCCGACGAGCTATAGACGATGCCGCGCTCGGTCCCCAATTCGGGGGCCGAGCGTGGTATACTAGTTCTACGCCACCACCACCGCCCTCGGTGAGTGAGGCAGGGTCAGCGGCTCTGGCGTCCCGCACCCTGCTTCGCTCACTCAGTACGGATGCTGAGTACCGGTACACACCGCCCAACAAAGAGAAGGAGAGTCTCATGGCTCGCAAGAACGACACCGAGTCCACCGCCACCGCCGAGGTCTCGGAGGCCGCAGCCGCCACCCGTGCCGCCGTCGCCACGCGTCCGCGTCAGTCCGTCGTGCGCTTCGTGCAGCACTTCGTGACCATCCGCGACACCGCGCCGGAGGAGCTGGACCGCCTCTTCGGCGACCAGCAGGAGGCGCTCGCCGAGGTCGCCGACCAGGTCGAGAACCCCGTCCAGGCCGCGATCGAGAAGGTCACCGCCGAGCAGCGCGACCGCTCGATCAAGGCGCTCGAGAACGAGGACGAGCTCAACGGCTACGCCGCGTACGTCTTCGACAAGGAGACGTTCGAGGAGAAGACCCGCGAGAAGAAGCCCCGTGTCAAGCGGACCGTCGCCGAGAAGGCCACGGACCTGCTCGCCGAGGCGTCGGACGAGGACCTCGCCGCGCTGCGCGAGATGCTGGCCGCTCGCGGTCTCTGATCTCAGTCGCCGGCTACAAGAGGCCCGTCACCTTATGGTGGCGGGCCTCTTGGCACGTTAGGAGAAACAAGCATGGCAATTCCTCGTCAGCTCACTGCACCCGAACAGCTTAGGCTGCTCGACCGTGCAGTGGAACAGACTTCCGAAGCCTTGCAGGTCTGGGAGATTCAGTTCTTCAACGCCACAGGCAAGTGGAAGTACACCGACTACGTCGTCATGACCAAGCCCGAGCGCTGGACTGAGTTCGACGTGCTCATCAACAACGCCTTGCGTGACACTCCCCGAGAGATCAGGGAGACGTCGATCACTGAGATCGGCGACTGGACTGTGGTCATGATCAACAACCCGTACGGGTTTCCGATCATGGTCATTGGCTCGGAGTAATCATGGCTGAAGCGCTTAGCGTTGGTAAGCTCGTCAACAACATGCCGATTGCTTTCCGTCTCATTCAAGAGGCTCCACGAGAACAACGAGATAGGCTCGCCTACCTCGCCGCTCTCAGCATTAACAATCAACGAGACAAGATCCGAAAGCTGGAGGAGGAGCTGGACAAGACGATCCTCGTCTCAGCCTGGCTCACCAAGCGTGAGTAAGATCGACAACTTCCGTAGAGAACTACGGTACAACGCCAAAGTCTTTCAGGTGCTCGCTGAGAAGGAGATCCCGTATCTCGTCTGGCACGGACCGGATGGACGCACAGTGGAAGCGAAGACGCCTGTCAAGGGTCTTGCTATCCTCTTCAAGACAACGCCGATGCCGGAAGGTAAGGTGTTGTTGATCGTCAAGCCTACCGGCATGAAGCCGTGGGTAGAAGAAATCACCGAGGCAATCCTGCTTCAGCGCATCCACAACTATGTGAGGAAAATCCTGTCATGACTGACTCCATCATCATCGAACCCTGCCCGGCTACGCGCTCTGAGTGGCGCAAGGACTGGCAGGCAGGAGAACACGACTGCTACGTCGTGGACTCCGAGCACGTCACTGTGTACTACAACTCCGAGGTCTACCAGCACGCCACCATCAAAGGTGCGACCGTGTTCAACGTCAAGGCTGTCGATCAGCTCGACACCTACGCCGACGGCCCGACCACGTCCGTGGCCTGGACCTTCCACAAGCAGGTCAGCGAACCGCTGCCCGCGACCGGCGTCGACCCGATGGTCGGCATCGGAGGCGGTCTGCTGGGCGTCCTGCTCATCATCGCCGGTGCAGCCGCGTTCATCACGCGCAAGCGGAAGGCGTGAGCATGGCGGTCATCATCATCAGCCGTCAGAAGCGTCAGCACAAGATCGCTGCACGCGCTCAGAAGGCACGGCTCAAGCGTGAGCATCGTGCCTGGCACATGGAACAGGCTAACATCATGCGTCAGCAAGCTGACCACATGAAGGCCTCTCTCGATCAGGCTGAGGGTCTCACGTTCGAAGAGCGCGAGAACTACGAAGCTCAGATCATCAACCTCCGTGCGCTCGCTCTCGAGACCGAGAACGCTCAGTGCATGGAGGATCACCACTAGACTCCGATGTGACGGTGCGTGGGGACGCACGCGTTGCACGGACACTGGGGCTGTGCGTCCCGCTCTCCGTCCCGGCTGGGGCCGGTCACACCCTGGGGAGGGGTGGCCGGAACCGGGGCGAGAGCGGGGCACACGCGGCTCCCTCAGTTTTCGAAAAAAATTTTTCAATAACTGAAAGACCCATGTCTCTCCTGGGCATGGTATAATGGAATAAGGAGCGACAAGGGAAGGAACTCAGATGTCGCACGAGATCAGCAAGACAGACAAGGTCTTCGCGGTTCGTCAGCCCACGTGGCACGGACTCGAAGACCTTCTTCATGATCACCCGACGCGTGAGGAAGCTGAGAAGCTTGTTCACGACTGGCAGGTGATTCGTGAGCCGCTGTACCGTCAGGTTCCGTTCATCAACGACGCTGGAGAGCCTGACACGCTCTACCAGCTCGTCGACGAGTACGAACTCAACGTGCGCTCTGACACGGCGCGCGAGCTGGCTGTCGTACCCTCTCATCGGGTCGAGGTCCAGCCACACGAGATGTGGGACTTGGCTGAGCTCATTCAGGGCCAGGACAAGAACGTCATCTTCGAGACCGCTGGTTCTCTACGTGAGGGTAGGGACGTGTGGATCCTGATCAAGCTCAATGAGCCTGTCACGATCAACGGCGACCCGCAGGGTGAGAGCCTTCCGTACTTCGCTCTCCAGAACTCGTACGAGCCTGGATCAGCGTTCCGTGGTCAGGCCACCAACATCAGGATCGTGTGTGCCAACACGAGTCGGGCAACCGACTTCTTCGCCGAGGCACATGGAACGAACTTCTCGTTCCGGCACGGCTCCAACCTCCACGAGCGTGTGGATGAGATCCGTGAAGCTCTGGCTGGCTGGCGACAGTCCATCCAGACCTGGAAACTCCAGAAGGAGTTCATGCTCACGGAGAAGGTGACTGCCGACCAGATGAACTGGTTCGTGGAGCAGTTCATTCCCATGCCTGACATCAGGCTCAAGACCACTGATCGCGTCCGCGAGAACGTGGAGACGGCACGCATCGAGCTCATCACCGAGCTCTATGGCGGCCTCAACAAGGGGATCACGGGTACTACCCTCGGTCTCTTCGAAGCAGCGTCGTCGTGGAACGAACACGTCCGCGCTGCACAGACACCGATGTCCCGCTTCAAGCGGAGCATCCTGTCTCCCTCCGACGTGCTGCAACAGGCACACGAGCTGGCAGTCGCTGCTGCCAGCGTGTAACAAGAAAGAGAAACCACTATGGAAACCAGTAACACTCAGGATGCTCTGATTACGGACATCAAGTCTCGCATCAAGGTTGAGGTCACTCCCAAGTACCCGACCGGCACCCTCATCCGCTTCAACCGCAAGGACGGCAGTGGAGTGAAGCGTAAGTACGCTGCACTCTTCGCCGCCAAGCGGTGGTGGACAACGTCAGCTGTGCGTGGGCTGGCTATCATGAGCGACGAGCAGTTCTTCGAGCTCATGGGCCGTCCCGAAGTCAGCAAGGTCGAGGTCGCCACCGGCTTCGAGCGCATCAAGTAACCATCAGTCAACAAGCAAGACACTAGTAGAGAGACCATACATCATGGCTAGCAAGTACAAGATCGAGTACCCGAAGAACCTCGTGCTGCAGGGTCAGCTGTCGTTCCCCATCAAGAGCGACGCGGAGATCGAGGCGCTCAAGGAGTGGCGTGACAAGAAGGGAATCAAGAAGCCGAAGTTCCCGGACAAGATCGGCGGCTCCCTGATCCTGAACCAGAACAACTGGGACAAGCTCCTCGACTACATGGAGAACACCTACCTCCCCTTCGTCGACACGCTGTACAAGGAGACGAACGGCGACAAGGGCATCGAGCCCACTCTCGTCGCCGGTCTGCTCAAGCAGGTCAAGGACCGGAACTGGCTGGCTGCCGATGGCAAGCCCAACCTCCCGATCCGTGAACTGAACGACAAGGACAAGGAAAACCTCGGGGACTTCCCCGGCGTCGGCAAGATCAAGTTCGCCGGACCCTTCGAGGAGGACCTCGGAGTCAAGGCGATCACGGTCGCTCCCGACGGCACCAAGCAGGTCGTGACCATCGCGTCGCTCATCGAGGATGGGATCATCCCCGAGTCGCGTCACAACGTGGACACGCTGTGGTGGGGTGCAGGCTGGAACTTCCGCATCAACGTGCGGATGAACGCCTTCGACTCTGCCTCGGTCGGCGTCACGGGCTACGTCCAGACGCTGTACCTGCTCCCGCACCTGGGTCTGCCGGTCTCCGGTGGCGGCGACGCCGCTGTCCTGGAGGACGGCGACGACGCTGACTGGGAGTAAGTCCCACTAGGGGTGGCGACCTTCGGGTCGCCACCCCTTCTTCGACTCTTGGAGGGGTCTTGAAATACGACGTTCGCACTGGTAACACCGGTGCTTACACACGCATGACAGAAGAAGAGTTCAAGCAGTGGCTGGAGATGTTCATGGCCGACACGAGCTTGGGCTCTACGTTCGAGGTTATAAGGAGACCGCGATAATGCCTTTCGAATGGTGCAAGTACGTCTGGTACGAGTCCGGACAGAAGTACCGCTGCACGCAGTTGGCTGATCACCAGCCGCACAACGTCCACACGTCCGAGAACGGCAAGCTCCACGTGGAGCGTGGCGAGACCCAGGACTAATGACCTGGGACTTGACACCCCGACCTACCAAGTGTCCGGGTGTGAAGTACGCTTGTGGGCGTAACAAGCTGGAGGGCTACCCCTTCTGCTACGCTCACATCGAGCTCCTCAAGAGAGAGGGTGTGATGACCACCACCGAACAAGAGCCTATGCGGATGAGCGCGTCGTACGTAACGCGCTACAACAACTGCCACGGCTCAGCCAACCTCGTGGAAGCGATCCCTGGATTCCAGCATCCCCTTCGTAACAACGATGGGATGAAGGGCGAGGGTACGCGACTCCACAAAATTTTCGAGCTGGCCGTAACCTCTGGGAGACTGCGAGAAGCCGCACTGCTTCTCGTACAGATCTCAGAGCTGTGGGGACCGAAGCGTACCGCGTACCTGGAGCAGGATGAGGTTAAGTACCTCACTGCCTACTTCCTGACGCACAAGAAGCCCCCGCCTCTGGAGCTGCCTGATCTCAAGACAGCTCTTCTGGAGTACAAGCCCGTCAAGGATACGGACGGCAACGCCAAGCGTAACGAGGACGGTACCGTCACTCTCGTCGCGTCCGGCGTAGCGCCTCGTCGTATCCAGTTCATCGCTGAGGCTCTGAACTACGTTCAGGACATCATCGATCGCATGGATGCAGAGACCCTGACCGTCAAGGTCGAGGTCAAGAAGGAGGTTGCGTGGCTGGAGACCAAGCCCAAGACCACCGTCGACCTCATTCTCGCGGACAAGAACGAGATGCATGTCATCGACCTCAAGGCCGGTGACATCGAGGTCTCACCCATCATGAACGAGCAGCTGATGTATTACGCTGAGACGTTCGATGCCGGTGACTACGACAAAGTCACGCTCCATATCATTCAGCGTGGGTACACGGATGAGTGGGTTCTCACGACTGAGGTGCGTGAGAAGTGGGTGGCAGAGGTTCAGGAGTCCGAACGAGCGATCCTCGCCGGTGACCTGACCATGTCTCCCGGAGCACACTGCAAGTTCTGCCCTGCCAACCCTCACGGTCGTGGGGATAAAGGAAGCAAGTCCTGTCCTGTCATGATGACCGTCCTGTACGGTGAGTCCATGCGGGAAGAGGACGACAACAACGTCTTGGAGGACGATGATGAGTAACAAGGATCCTCGGTACAACCGAGGTAACCTCGATGCGATCGATGCCCCCGACATGCGTATGTATGTCTTCATCGATCGTGAGAGTGAGACTGTTCGTGCTGCCTATTCTTCGGACGGGCAGTACGACGCGTTCTTCGACTTCGAGCAGGGCTACATGGGCTCGTCGTTGTCGGACGTCAACGGCACGCGGACCACATACGAGCAATGGTTCCTGCAGAATGCCAAGTCGGCTGAAGATTATCCGGAGTCGGCGTTCATCGTCGAGGTCTGCATGGTCGACAAGCCGTGGGATGTCGAGCCGTACACAGGTCTCTCGATCGAGAGCATCCGCGAGTCCGCGTTCGCGTGGCTGGCGGCTGGCGCTCGTGAGATCAACGAGACTCGTGTCGTAGAGGAACTCCTGCGCACCGTGAGCGCTGCACTGTGAGGAAGCTCAAGAGTATTCGAGAGCTTCGCTCCATGCCCAACATTCCTCGTGAAGGTTACTTCGCGAGTCTCACACAGGCAGAGCGTAACGTGCTGATCAAGCGCTTCGCAGAGTCGAGCATCACGCTCGGTCTGACTCAGCACGACAACAACGTTTCGCTTCACATGCTGAGTAATCCCAACAAGGATCTGATCGGCTGGACACCGGAAGGACAGATGAATGCAGGAAGCTGACATCTACGGCCTGGACTACGAGACCTTCTCGTCGGTCCCGCTCGGAGGGAAGGACGCTCGGGGTCTGCCGAACTACGTGGCAAGCCCCGACTTCCGAGCGCTCATCGTCAGTGTGGCTAGCATCAATGGTGCTGTCACCTACGACTTCGTGCACCATGCAGACGACATGTACGAGTACCTGAGCTGGCTCAAGCTGGTTCAGGACAACGAGATCATCATGGCTCACAACGCTCCGTTCGAGCGTGCCGTGACGAAGAAGCTCGCGCCGTGGTTTGACTGGCGTCTGTTCCAGGACAGTGCGGTTGACGCTCGCTGTCTCGGAGCAGAGTCCAAGCTCATCGTGGCGTCTCGTCAGCTAACCAACAGCCACAAGCTGGAGGAGGGCAATGACCTCGTCATGCTGTTTTGTGTTCCGAACTCCATGTACCCGGAAGGTGCGACGGCTGAGCTGATCAAGAAGCACGGCCACGAGGAGAAGTGGAAGCGTTTCATTGAGTACTGCGAGATGGACGCTATCGGCTCTCGTGAGATCCGTCTCACTGCCATGCGCATCCTGGCTTCGCTTGATCCCGACCTGCTGGCACGTGAAGCAGAGTACGAGCGCTGCACGTACGAGCAGAACCAGGCGGGCTGGGGCATCGATGTCGCTCTCGCGGAGAAGATGAAGCAGCGGGCCTGGGCCAACGGCATCATCGCTCAGCGTGCGTTCGTCGATGAGACGGGTGAACAGCTCAACTTCAACTCGCATCCGCAGATGAAGAAGTACCTGGAAGATCGAGGTGTCAAGTTCAAGAGCCTCGACAAGTACCATCTGCCGATCGTGCTGGAGAACGTCAAGCAGCGTATCGAGGACAACGAGCAGCTCATGTTGCTCGAAGAGCGAGACAGCTATCCTGAGCTTGAGCGAGCAATCGGTCGGCTCAAAGAGGCTGAGGCTCTTCTCGAAACGAAGATGGAGATCGGTGGTTCAACGCTCTCCAAGCTGCCTGTCATCCTTCGTCTCGTGTCGGAGGATGGTATCCTTCGAGACCAGTACATGCACGTCGGTGCTGGTCAGACGTTCCGTACGTCGGGTCGAGGGGTTCAGATGCAGAACCTCGGTAAGCTCAAGATGATGAAGGACGAGGACGGTAATGAGTACGTCAGAGACATCTCCACTATCTATGATCTCCAGCACCATTGGAGCAACGGAGACATGGCGGGTCAACTCCGGCAGGTCTTTACAAGTCGTCATCCGCAGGGCGAACTCATCGTCGGCGACTTCTCAGGGGTTGAGTCTCGAGGTCTGGCTTACCAAGCTGGAGAAGAATGGAAACTCCAGGTCTTCCGGGATGGTCGTGACGTGTACAAGGAACTCTACGTACGCTTCACTAAGGGTAAGGTTTCTTACGAGGACGTTACCCCCGCTCAGAGGCCGCGAGGAAAGTATTCTGAGCTGAGCTGTGGATACCAGGCAAGTGGAGTCGCTGTTCAGGACTTCATGTTCCGTCTGGGCTTCGTCATCTCGGAAGAAGAGGCGCTGCAGAACGTGATGGACTGGCGTGGTGCCTGTCCTGCGATTGTCAACTTCTGGGGTGAGCTGGACTGGCTCATCAAGGAGGCAGTGTCTCACAACCAGATGCGTGAGTTCGAGGGTGCGTACGGTCTGAAGTTCCGGGCTACGCCCCTCACGCTGGAGAGCATGAGTGCTCAGCACCCCGGCTCTGTCAGCATGGCGCTGCAGATCATCCGTCCGAACGGCAAGCCGATCGTCACACGGTTCGTTCACGGTCTCTACTGGCGAGGAAAGAAGCTGTGCTACTACAAGCCTGCTGAGAACCTCTACGGTGGTCCGCTGTGGAAGGACACGTACAAGCACCCGAAGCTCAAGGGTCCGGACGGTAAGCCTCTCGAGGTTTACTACAGCATCTACGGTGGTAAGCTCGCGGGCATCTTCACACAGTCCATGTGTCGTGAGATGTTCTTCGAGAGCACTGTGCTGCTGCATGACGGACTCAGGGACTGCCCGAACGCTGTGGTGTGCGGACAGTTCCATGATGAGCTCAACGTGGACTGGTGGCCTGAAGAGGGCGGCTGGTCCAAGGAACAGGTGATGGAGGTCGTGACCAAGGCCATGACCACCTGCAGCCTGGACGGGTTCCCACTGGACGCTGACATCAAGTCGGCGTACCGATACATCAAGTAAGCGACAGGGGCGGTGGCCACGGTCACCGTCCCTGTACCAAGAGAAAGAACAAGCAATGACTACTCCCATCACTCTCTGGACCAAGCCGAACTGCGTGCAGTGCAACGCAGTGAAGCGTCGTCTGGTCGAGGGCCTGACCCATCAGGCCAACCTCTCTCCGGAGCAGGTCAAACAGGACTGGCAGCGACTCATCGAGTTGGGTCGCGTGCAGGAGTTCGACCTCACCGATCCGGAACACGCGGACACCCTGAAGTACTTCAAGGAGGTCCTCGGCTACAGCAGTGCTCCGGTCACGGAGTACAAGAACAGCGCGGTGCCCGACATGAACTTCCCCGGCTACAACCCGGCGGAGATCGACAAGATGATCGAGCGCTGGAAGTCGGATCATGAAGCTGACGCTGCTCGGGGTTGATCCCGGTGTTCGGGATACCGGAGCAGTGGCACTCGTCATTGACCCGTCTACGAGACAACTTGAGGTCGTCACTCGTGTCTGGAACGGAGTCATCCAGCGCGACGGCTTCAGCGTTTCTATCGACGAGGCGTTCCTCCTCGACCTGGCTCGGTTCGAGCGAGGTCTCCGTGGCGACGGGCCGGTGCTCTCCGGAGTAGAGGGCTATCGTCCACGCGGGAAGAACTCTCGTCAGGACGAGGAGATGACTCAGCTCGTGCAGAACGTGAGGGCTACACTGCCTCACTGCCGCATCATCGACAACACGGGAATCAAGGACGTCGTGACCCAGGATTTGCTTCAGCTGTTCTGGGTCTCGAGGTTCAAGCAGGCTACCAATCACGCTGACCTCAAGTCGGCAGCGAGGGTAGCCCTCAAGATCGGTATCGATGGGGAGGCCACGAACATTCTGCTGTCTGATTACGTTAGGGACAATGTCTTCGGAGGGGCAGATAAGCAGTGGTCGCTCGTTTCGTCGCCGACACAGTAAGCTTCCAACCGGCAGACCCAGAACCCTGGATGGATCAGGGTTCCTGCCTGAACGAAGATCCGGAAAAATTCTTTCCGGAGGGAAAAGGTAGCGTCAAGAAGCTGACGGATGAAGCCAAGGCTATCTGCGTCGGCAAGTGCGGTGTGAGGCTCCAGTGCCTCGCACGTACGCTCGCACAAGAGAAGAACTCCGGTGACCGCTTCGGCGTATCCGGAGGCATGACACCCACCGAACGAGAGCTTCTACAGAAGAAGCTCGATGAGATGCAAGGAGCATCAGATGCCTGAGAACATCCACGCCGAAGAGCGGCACTGCTTCAAGACTGAAGCGCACAAGCCTCACAACTGGGAAGCGGGAGAGAACGACTACCGCTGCCTCGGGCAGGGGGTCGACCCTGAGTCCCAGAAGGTGCGACCCGCACCCATCGACACGACCGTCCGTGAGTACCACGGCGTGACGTTCGATCCGCCCATCCTGATCCCGGAGCAGCCCGCTGTCCTCGACGGTCGTGCTGCCTACGGCAACCGCGTCGTGAACATGGCTGAGCAGGCAGACATGATCCGTGCCTACCTCAGCGGTCGTGAGGTCCAGGCGATCGACGTGCCCATGATCCTCATCCTGATCAAGACGCATCGTCTCGGGAAGATGCCCGACTACGCCGACAACTTCGATGACATCGAGGGTTACCTCCAGATCGCTCGTGAAGTCATCGGCGAGGACATGATCCAGGCCGCAACCGCCCGCGAGTACGCCGAGATCAAGAAGCGCGGCAACCAGCGGGATGGTCGGACGATCGACCGGAAGCCGGAAGGCTCCGGGAACCCGTACCGCAATGCGTGACTTCGGCAACGCTGTAACTAGCTGGGAGAAGTGCGAGGGTCTGTTCCGACAGGCTGACTCGCACCTCCCGGCTGGGAAGCGCTTCGAGTCATGGAAGCCAAGTCAGACCTCTGCCTACGAGCAGCTTAAGACGCTGCCTCGTAACAGGATCTTCCTGTTCTTCCCGACGGGAGAGGGTAAGAGCAAGACGGCTCTGGCTCTGGTAGCGACGCAGGACTACGACAAGTGCGTGGTCATTGCACCGCTCAAGACCCATGACGCCTGGATCAGGGACGCCGGTGTACTCGGTATCCAGATCAAGGTCTACACCCACGAGAAGTTCCGGATGCAGGGTACGCACACTCCGACGAACGTCCCGTGGATCATCGACGAGTACCACAAGCTGGGTGGACACGACGGTGAAGGCTTCAAAAAGTGGAAGAGACTGTCGACCAAGATCACCGAGCTGGTGGTCGGAGCGTCGGCGACTCCGAACTACAACAAGCCCGACCGTGCCTGGTGCCTGGAGGTTGCGTTTGATCAGTCACCTATTTACAACTACGGTGACTGGATCTTCAAGCACTGCCGTACCGAGCCGAACAGGTTCGCGTACTACCCGAAGGTGCTGGGGTTCCTGAACTTCCAGGACGTCATCGGGTACCTGGCAGACAAGCCGTGGATCGCGTACATCGAGGACACGGCGACGTGGACACCGGATACGCTGGAGCTCTCTCGACAGGAGAAGTGGTGGTACGAGAGGTTTGGTTACTCTCCTCGTCACCACAAGATCGTCGGGTCTCGCATGGAGAAGGATCACAAGCGAGTCGAGCTCGACTTCATCGACGATGATGGTTACATTCATGGAACCATCACCGACCGTCTCTCGTACCTGATGTACAAGTATAGGGAGCACACACACTGGCTCATCTTCTGTGCACACAAAAGCATCGCCGAGGCGCTGTATCGGACTGCACAGGAGCGCTGGGAAGACGAGGGTGTGTGGATAATCACGGGTGACACGAAAGACATCGTGCCTATCCGTAAGGAGTTCGTGGAAGCGGAGTCCGGGTGGTTGATCTGTACCACCGCAATTGCAGAGGGAGTCGACGGCCTGGACAAGGTCTGTCACGCTCTCCTGCTGCTTGACGACATCGTTGGCGACAATGCCAAGCGTCGTCAGATCATCGGGCGGATCCTTCCGCGCGGTAGTGCCGACGATGCCGAGCGTATCGTCGTCACAGCTGAGTTCAAGTGACCACTGAGAGTAGCTAGTAACTAACGACCCACCGAAACGACAAAGAACGAGGTATAATTCTCATGGCTATCGAAGAAGCCCGCAACGAGATCGTCGGACAGATCCCATACGCGGACCAGACTCAGCTCGAACTGATCGAGAAGAAGATCGAACTTCTGGATCGGCTCGACCAGCAGTAAGATGAGGGGGTGGCCGTCGCACCGGCCACCCCCTAGACCCCACCGAAGGGACATTCCATTATGCCACAACTCGTGACGAAACCGGAACTCGCGAATCTGGCACAGGCATTCGCTGTTGGAGCGGGCCTCGTGAAACATAAGGGTTTGCTGTACATGCCCGTGAATTTCGCGACAGGTCTTCCGGACCCCAACGTCACAGCTGATCACACCGTCTGGCAATTGCTGGACGATGAGCAGATCATGGGCATGGCTAACATGATCTCGAATATCCTGTTCGCAACGGACAGTGAGTTCAGATCGTACAAGCTCATGCTCGAACAGTTCGCCAAGTACGAGAAGGAAGCCTACGGCATCCTGGTTCGAATCGGCAACAGTCACGTCGTCCGGCTGAACGACGATGGGACGATGTCACCTGCTACAGGAGACTTCGTTCCGAACTATCTCGATGTACCGTACACGGGCAAGACCGATCTGTCGGACGAGCTCTTCAAGGTCATCTCTGAGTGGGTGGGCGGAGACGAGAACGCTCACTCCCTGCTGTATCACATCGCTACCGCACTGCAGCCTAGCTGGAGTGCGGTTCGTTATGTCCTGCTCATTGGTACGGGACGTAACGGTAAGAGCACGCTGCTCAAGATGGTGACGGCTCTCTTCGGGAACCGTAACATCAGTGGTGTCAAGCGTCAGGACATGGCTGTCAACAGCACGATCATGACTGAGCTGAACGGTAAGCTCCTGAACATCGTGATGGACGGTCCGAAGGCGTTCCTCGGAGACAGCAGCACGGAGAAGACGCTCATCGCAGGTGAGCCTCTCGCTCTCCGTCTGTTGTACACGAACTCAGCGTTCAAGGTCCAGACCAACGCTCTGTTCATGGAGGGGCTGCAGACGGAGCCTAAGGTAGCGGACAAGTCCGGAGCTCTCCAGGCTCGACTGGTTCGCTTCCGCTTCCCGATGGAGTACCCTCTTAATCTGGAGTACGAGGCAGAGAAGCTCAGGCCCGAGTCTCTGGCTGCATTCCTGCACCTGCTCATCGAGCACTGGGTGAACAAGAGCGAAGTCGCTGACAAGCTCCAGATCACTGCAGACTCGATGGATCTCCAGATGAACGCTGTCTGGCAGATGAGTCCGATCCTCCGATTCCTGGAGTACACGGCTAACAGGGACAAGAAGTTCCTGCAGGACATCCTCGACAAGAAGATGCTCGTGGACACGTTCATGCTTGCATACAGGCCGTGGCTCGAAGCCAACGGCTACAGCAAGAACATGGAGGACGACTACCTCGTCACCCAGATGAACGACGCGTTCGTTACAGACAGGAAGACCGTCCGTATCGATGGCAAGCCCACGTCTCGTAGATACATCAAGTCGGTGTTGAGAGACACCGCAAACGCAATCAACACCCTGCTCGCGGGAGAGTCCCTCGAGCACAGCAACGAGGATCAGGAGATCCTATCAGACTAGCAAGGAGCTAGCATGTTGAACAAGCAGTGGTTTGAAGACGACAGCCAGTATTATCTGGCACGAGCAGTACCGGCTGAGATTGAGTACGACAAGCTCAGCCTGATCCGTGTCTACCCGAGCAGCGGTAAGACTCAGCCTGGCTGGGGTGCTACGGACTTCATGGACAACTACCTCCAGAACGCGTTCAACCCCGAGCGAGCAATCCGCTTCTTCGAGAAGTACAGCGCTCCGTTTGGGATCGTGATGCGGTCGGTACCGTACATCGTCGTCGACATCGACGGCAAGAACGGAGGTATCCCCACGTCGCGCGTACTGAATCTTCCGGAGACGCTGGCTGAGACCAGCAAGAGCGGGAACGGGTACCACCTGTTCTACCGCGTTCCGGATGCGGTGTGGCACGAGCTGCGCGGCTACGACGAGTTCCCGGACCTCATCGGTCTGATTAAGGGCGTCGACATCAAGGGAACGGGTGTGGTGTACCACTACCCGAAGCAGCGCTGGAACGGCAAGCCCATTGCGGATCTACCGGACCGTCTGCTGGAGCTGCTGGGCCGTGCGCGTGACATCAAGCGGGCGTCTCGCTTGACGCGTGAGGGTGTCAGCGGTCTGGACGAGGACGAGAAGATGCTTCTCTGGGATGAGCTCAAGGAATCTCTGAACAAGTCCATTCCGGCAGGAGGTCGCAACCAGCGACTGTACAAGATCGGTGCTCGCATGTTCGCGGCAGACTACCCTCACTGGGACGCTGCACTCATCGAGCGAGGCACGGCTCTCGGGCTGGAGTCGAGCGAGATCGATGAGCTGATTCACAACATCACCGAGTACAGCTAAGACAAGGAGAGAGGGACGGTTGCCACGGCGACCGTCCCTTTTTTCTTTTATTATGGTAGAATGGTTCCACGCCCCCATGTGACGGAAGGAACCTCCAGTGGCAGAACGCGAGTTGAGCGACATCGAGAGAGCGCTCAAAGCCCGATACAACCCGACGAAGCTAGATCACTTCACTTCGACGGCTGAGGAGCTTCGAGGCTCGGAGTATGTCAAGGAGCTTGTGCTCCCGGACGAGACTCGCGGACGGATGCCACTCACGCAGGAGAAGTATGTTCTCCACGAGAACCCTGCACGGGTCGAGTGGGAGAGGCAGATCAGGAAGTTCGTCAAGCGTCTGAACACTCGCGATACCGGGCACCGTATCACGGCTCCGATGGTCTTCGAGTGGACGACTGGAATGAGCATCAAGGAGCTGGCCGAAGCAGAAGGTGTCGCGAACAATGATCCTCGCGGGGGAGGCAATACAGGCAGTGCTAACATGCACCTGCGACACATCAATGCAATCCTCAAGGAGTACTTCGGTACCCCATACAAGACCAAGATCGCTGGTCGCCAAGTCGGCAAGGCCTACAAGGTGAACCAGCATTTCCGTATCGAAAACAAAAAGCCTATCAGTCTCACTCTGTGGCCTGAGTGGGAGAATGGAACGCTGAACCCATGA